AAAAAGAAAGAAAGAAAAGTATCCCCCCCTTACCCCCCCAAAAACCGAAAACGGTCGACCTGTTCGCTGCTCCACCACCAGCGCTGCTGAGCAACGCCGTCGTGGTCGAGGCGTGGAACGCCATGGCGAAAGAGGCGGGGCTGGCGACAGTCGCGAAAGTGGACGGCAGACGAGCGTCAGACCTCGGACGGCTGATGAAGCGGCTTCCGCTGCCGCAGATTCTCGACGCCATTGCAACACTCGGAGCGCTTCCAGCATCGGCGTTCGTTCGCGGCGGCGGGCGCGACGGATGGCGAGCGACGTTCGACTGGTTCGTGCGTCCACCAGATCGAAACGGCGGCAATGGTGCCGTGCGGTTGCTTGAAGGCCAGTTCGCAGCAAGCGAGCCGATGAGCAACTTTGACCGGACCAGAGCCAGCATCGATCGCGACATGGACGCTTGGCGCGACGAGCTAACGCCGACGATGGAGGCTTTGCCATGAGCGCTCGCAACCACGACCGGCTGGTGACGTCCTGGCTGCTCAAACTCGCAACGCTGGTGGCGGCGACAATCGCGCCCGAAGACCTCAAGCAGCGCGTCGTCAGCATGGGCACGCTGCTCGGCGACGACTTTCCCGATGACCGGACTTGGTCGGCTGATGCGTTGCGCACGATGGTGGCGCAGTTTCGCTACTGGCCGTCCTACATCGAATTGCACGACGCGCTCGGTGCGTGGTGGGCAGTGCATCGCCCCGAGCCGGTGCGTCTGATCCCGCAGGACATCGAGCACCTTCCGCTTTCGCTCGATGACAAGCTGTGGATCAAATTCTGGCGCAAGCGGGTGCTGGAAAGCTTCAGCAACTCGTCGGGCGCAACGGTGCTCGGCATGATCCGCGAGAGGTATCCGGCAGCGTATGACTGGCTGGTGGCGAACGATCCCGACGCGGAGGGGGTCGCACGAGCGCGCGGCTGGCCGATGATCGTCGAGCCGGACGCGAGCATGCGGCGCGCGCAAGCTGACTGGCGCGACCCGGCGAAAGTGCGCGCGAGCGTCGCCCGCATCGGCCTCGATCACCCGATGCGGGGCGAGATGCTGCGCCTGCTGCGCGCGTTGGTGACGAAGCACTGCCCCGAGAACATGGCGCTGGTGCCCGATCCCGAGCCGGTCACACGAGCGCCGCGACCGCTGACGGTCGCTCAGCAGGCGCAGGCGCTGGGCGTGACGGCACCCCCGCCCCCGCCACGGGGGCAGTTGACCCCAGATCAACTTTCGGCCGCCCGCCGTGCAGCGAAGGACCGGGGCAGCCCGACAGGCTGGGTGGCTCCCTGGGAGCGCGAGGTATGACCGTGCATGATCAGACGTCCCCGAGAGGTAAACCGGCCCACCGCGCTCCTACAGGCGCGGGGACGCTCGTGCGCTACGAGGCGATGCGCACTCAGCTTGCCGAGTGCGCGCGCGTCGATGAGGCGAAGGACATCCGCGATAAGGCGGAAGCGCTGCGTGCCTACTCCCGGCAGCGTGAGGACAAAGAAGCCGAGCAGTGGTTCGAAGACATCAAGGTCCGCGCCATTGGTCGCATCGGTGATCTGTCAGCAGCCCTGCCACAAGCCAGCCCAGGTGGTTCGCCTCCGGGGAAGCGAGGGGGCGGGGGATCGACACTTTCAGGGGGGGAAGTGTCGAAAAAAGCGGCACTGAAGAGCGCGAACCTCACCGAGAAAGCAGCCGCCGAGGCCGAGAAAGTCGCGAAGATCGTCAAGCTGAACCCCGGCAAGCGCCTGCGTCTGCGCGACGTGCGCCAGATCATCAAAAAGGAACGTCGGTCAGAGCGTGAAAGCAGCCTCGCCGAAGCGACGCTCGCCGCCTCCCGCAAGCTCGGAAGGCAGGTGTTCGGGGTGATCTACGCCGACCCCCCGTGGCGCTGGGAGCCGTATTCGCGCGAGACGGGGATGGATCGAGCAGCCGACAACCACTACCCGACCATGACGCCCGACGAGATCGGTAACATCGTCCTGCCCGCCGCCAGGGATTGCGTGCTGTTCCTGTGGTCGACCGCCGCCATGCAGCCCGCAGCGCACTTCGTGCTGACCGCCTGGGGCTTCTCGCTTCAGACCCACTGCGTGTGGGTCAAGGACCGCATCGGAACCGGCTACTGGTTCCGCAACAAGCACGAACTCCTGCTGCTGGCGACGCGCGGGCAGGTGCCAGCACCGGCACCCGGCGAGCAGTTCCCGTCGGTGATCGAGGCCGACGTTGGCGCGCACAGTGCGAAGCCGGACGTCTTCGCGCAGATGATCGAGACGATGTTTCCGAACCTGCCGCGCCTGGAGATGTTCGGGCGCAAGCGTCGCGAGGGGTGGGTGGTGTGGGGAAACGAAGCGGAGAAGGCAGCATGAACGAGGCGACGACAGCACCGGAACGAATCAACGTGCTCAGAGCGCACATGGACGACATCGGCCACCTGATCGCAGTGGTGAAAGAAGACGCGGAGTCGATGCCGCTCACCATCCGCATCGAAGTGAACAACCTTGAGGAAGTGCTCGATCTGCTGCGGGTCAAACTCTACCAGTTGGAAAACCCATGATCACGGTCGAGCAGGCCGCGCTCGTGCTGGGCATGCTGGCGCGCGGCGACAAGCAGCACGACATCGCGGCGCACTTCGGCGAGAACTCGGGGCGCATCATCGACATCAAGGCGCGGCGCGGTAAATATGCCGACGTCGTCGCCGCCCCCCCGGAGCAGCTTCCGCCGCGCTACCGCGCGCCCGTGCACCCGCTGATCGATGCCGCGATGAGCGTTGCGGAGCAGGTGCAGGTGCTCGACGAACTCATCCAGACGACGCCGCTCGGATCGCCATCGGTCGTGCTGGAATTCCAACCCGATCTGGCGCGCGTCGTGCTCGAAACGCGCAACCGCAACAATCGCAACGTCAGGCCTGGGAAGATTCGCCAGTTCGTCGATGCTCTGACCAACGACTGCTGGATGCTGACGGGAGACACGATCAAGTTCGGCATCAACGGCGAACTGCTCGACGGCCAGAACCGGCTGCGCGCATGCCTCACGTCCGGCGTCTCGCTGCGCACGCATGTCGTCTTCGGCATCGATCCCGACGCCTTCACCGTGCTCGACAGCGGAGCGAAGCGCACGATGGGCGACACGTTCAAAGTGGCGAAAGTTCCGAATGCCCCGCTCGCCGCGAAGGCGGTGCGCTGGATCATCATCGCGGCCAACGCGAAGATCGACCGTGGCCTGACGATCAATAACGCCGACCTGTTCGACCACTACCAAAAGCGCGTCAACAAAGCGGTGCTGCAAGAGCAGATGAACCGTGCGCGCAAAGTGAACCACACGATCCCGCACGGGCTGTTAGCAGGGCTGCTCTACCTGTTCGTGCGCCGCGACGCGGCCAAGGCGGCGCTGCTCGCGCACGATCTGGAGAAGGAAGTGCGCTACGGCAAGCTGCTGGTCGAGCGCATCAAGAGCCTGCGCGCACAGAACGGCGGGCGGCTGAACGAACGCAACATCGTCAACCTGCTGGTCATGACGTGGAATGCCTACCGGACCGAGACGGCCATCGGTTCACGGACGCTGCGCTGGACCGACGCTGAACCGGATGTGGAGATTTCATGATCGAGATGCAGATCGCGCACCACGGGCTGAAGGACGTGATCAGCACGACCTTCGACGGAGTTGAATACAGCGCGCACAGTGAGGCCGATCTGGCGCGGGCGCTCGTCGCTGCTGGCGTGCCTGATCAGCCGTTTCAGACGCGCGCAGCAAACGGAACGCTGAGCATGCGCGTTCGCTCGCTGCATCGTCACGCGACGCTGATGGCGGGCGGCGTGAGCGGCTACGTCAAATGGAATCCATTCCCGAGCGGAATGCGCCAATGATTCCTGATCCTTCCTTCACCGAGTTCGCGAACGACGACGGCTTCTATTGCGAGCAGTGCCGCTCGGAAAACCTGCGCTGCGAACTCGCGGAGGTCACCCGGCGCGACGACGAGCACCACATCCGCTTCACCTGCCTCGCTTGCGGGCATCGCTTTTGGGAGCGCATCGACCTTGAGGCTGCTCCGTGACGTGGGCGCTGAAGGGAGCAGATCCCGAGATGACCGGCGATGAGCGTGGGCAGATCGCTGCCGAGCACCTGAGCGCGATCATGGAAGACGTGCCCGACTTCACCGACCAATTCTGCGTCCTCGGCATCATGTTGCAGGCGTTTGCGCTCTACTCCGAAAGCGGGATGCCGCCCGCCGAACTGATCAAGAGGATGGCCATGCAAGCCATCGAGAACATCGCCATGGGACCTGTGCAATGACCCAGTTACCGCTGATGGTGCTGCCACCTGCTGCCCTGGCGGCAGCAGAGCGCGCGCGCAGATTCAAGTGGAAGGGGCACGCGGCGCAGCCCGGCACCGGCCCCGCTGGCGAGACGTGCAAGACGTGCGAGCACGCGGTCGGCAAGCGGATGGCAAGCACCTACTACAAGTGCGAACTGCGGCGCTCGACGTGGACCGGAGGCGCGGGCACCGACATCAAACTCAAGGATCCGGCGTGCAGCAAATGGGAGAAGACCCGATGACTGACCTGTTCCCTGCCTACACCCGCGCCCGCACCGACGATCCGGCGACGTCGCACGCAGCAGCGGCGCACATCGTCGGCACTCTGAGGGAGAAGCAGGCGCGCGTCTTCGCTCTTCTCAAAGCGCACCGCGAAGGGCTGACCAATTGGGAGATTGAGGACTTCATGGGCGATCACGGCGCGACGTGGCGCACGCGAACGTCGGAACTCGTCCGGCTCGGGCTGGTGACCGACAGCGGTCGCACGCGCATCATCGCGAAGTCAGGGACCAATTATCAGCGCACCGTCTGGATATGCACCGAGTTTCAAATCGACGATCTGCTGTCCAAGATTGGCTGACGCTCAAGTTCGCGCAGCAGCAGCCACATCAGAACCCCTCCGATAGGGTCGTGCTTGCCCTTCATCGACAACAGGGCAGACCGCAACGCCGCGATGTTACCCTCCCAGCTTCCGTCTGCTTTCAGCAGCACGTTGACTTCGCCGCATAGGAGCGAGAGCGGGAAGGTGGGAGCGCTGACAAAGTCGGACGGCTGCCCATCGGGAGGGATTGGGGTCGAGTTCGTCAACGCGGCGTCTCCTTCTGCTGACGCGAGACGTAAGCGGCGCGCGCGCCAACGATGTCCATCGTCCCCGCCTTGAACGCTGCCCGCACTTCGGGATCGACGTTGACCAGGGTGTCCATGATCACCGACTTCTTGCCGGACGGATAGCTTCGAACCGTTCCCCGGCGCAGGTGCCAGCGCGGAGAGGCATGCGTGCCTCCGTCGCTGAGGCGACGGTGAGGCGACTGTTTCGCCAGCAGCGCAGTGACATAGCCCGTGGAGTCTACCCGCTGGTAGGACGGCAGGCGCGGCTTGCCTGACCGGGCGCGAGCGCGTTGCAGCTTTTCGTCCACGCGCACTGTTTCACGTGGAACACCCCGCACCTGCAACAGCGTCAGCACCGTCAGCAGCGGGTCGAACAGGTTGCCCGCTGCCGCTCCTTCCGGGGTCTTGTGCTGGTTCAGTTCGTCCGACAAATCGCTGCCGAGCAAGCGCCAGATCGAGGGCAATATCTGGCACGTGTAGCGCTTGCCAGCGTCTTCTTTCGTCGCTGCCCCGAGCAGCAGGCCCCGGTCACCTATCGCGAGCAGGCGGCTGGTGGCGTAGGTCACCGGCTGGAACTCGACGACCTCGACCCGCCCGGTGGGAAAGTCGATGGGATTGACGAGATAAGCCGCGACGGACGGGCGCTCTTCGCCGCCGCCTTCCCATGTGTGCATGAACAGCCACGGGTCGCTGAAGGGCTGCAGGAGCGCGCCTGCGTCGAACAGGATGCCGCTGCGCGATCCGCACTCCATGATCACGGCGTTCGGCAGGTGCCCGAAGTCGATGAGGCGTCCGGCGTTCGCTGCCGTCGCCACCATGTCTGCGATGAGTTCGACCTCGTCCTGCGTCGGTCGGTAGCGGGCGTGCTCTTCGTTCCTGACGAACGACAGATCCGGCGCGGCGATGCGCATCCCCAGCGCGCAGTCGCGCACGCCCTGCACCGATGCCTTCCACTCGCCGAACTGGCTCAGGTCCAGATCATGCGTGTTCTGCCCATCGGTCACGACGGCTTGCCGAGCGGCTGTTCTGCGATGTGCATCCCGGCAGCGCTCGCGACGGTGTCGAGCAAGTCCTTGGCGAGGGCGCACTGCTCGGGCGTAAGCCGTTTCAGCGGGAGAATATATTCAAGGGTGCTGTGGTGGGTCGCACCATCTTCGCCCTCGATTTCGTTCCGGCGCGTGCCGACGACCTTTCCGGCAACGTCTCGCTCGATGAACAGCATGGTCGACAGCAGGTGCCGCTCGTCATCTTCGCGGTAGACCATCTGCACGTTCAGCACTTCCTGCCGGTCTTCGGCTTGCGACGGCGCGATGGCTGCGCAGCGCGCGGCGTGCTCGGCCTGCGTCTCATTGTGTGCTTTGCGCACTTCGCGCACCCAGCCTTCGGACATGAACGTGATGGCGACAGCGTTCTCGGCTGCTGCCATCAGGCCCATGACGCGGAAGAAAACGACCTTGCCGGCCGCATCCGGCCAGCCGCCCTCGACGATCTTGCATCCTCTGTCGCCGAAAATGACGAACATCGGATTGCACTCGCCGTTGTGCATCAGCGCCGTGGTGGCGAACTCGACGTCCAGCGCGTGCTGCCCGTTCCAGTCCATTGTCCGTGCTCCTTGGTTGTTCATGCTCAGCCTCCCATCGCGGTGACGAGGTCAGCGCTGATCTGGCGGCGATACTTGCGCGCGATCTTCAGCCCGAGCGTCGCCTGCTTCGGGCTGAGCGTGACGCGCCCCGCCAGATCATGCCCGATGGCTGAGTCGAACTTGGAGAAGCCGACCCCGTTCAGAACGCGCGCCCCATCGGTGTCCATCCCGGCAAGGAGCCTCAGAGCCACGAGGACGGCTTCTACCTGCTGGGGGGTCAATGATAGCGGCTCGATGTCCGAAGTGGCTGGGCGGGCTTCGGGAGCGCTTAACGGGGCATTCTCATGCGCGAGGGTGGCGAGTTGGTCGAACACGATCGCTTCTTCGTCTTCAGGTGCAGCCATGCCCACGTCCAGGGCCGCGTCGATGATCGCCTGCTTGGCTACGATCTTCTGCGCCATCGTCGCGTCCAGGCTGCCGTCGAAGACGAGATGCTGCACCAGCACTGAGTCACGCTGCCCGATGCGGTGCGTGCGGTCTTCAGCCTGAGTGACCATCGCCGGACGCCAGTCGAGTTCGACGAAGACGACGTGTGACGACGCCGTCAGCGTGATCCCCACCCCGGCGGCGAGGATGTTGCCCAGGAACAGCGTGCACGAGGGGTCGCTCTGGAAGCGATCGACGGCAGCTTGCCGGTCTTCCAGCTTCGTGCTGCCGGTCAGCGTCACGCAGGCGCTTCCGAATTCGGCGGCCAGCGCATTGATCACGTCGAGATGGTGCGCGAAGCAGACGACTTTCGCCCCGCCCTCCAGCGCGTCCCGCAGGTGCTCGATCACGTAGGGCACCTTCGCGACGGCAGTGGCGTGGCGCAGCTTCGACATCTCGGCGAAGACGACACCCTGTGCAGCGCGCAACTCGGAGACGGCCCGCTTGTAGGCAGCTTCGTCCTCGGCGGCGTCGGCAAGAGCGACGCGCGCACGCATCTCGGCCAGCTTGTCGTCAGCGTGCTGGAAGGCTTGCATCTCGCGCTCGACCGTCGCGCTCGCGCCGTTCGCGCCGATCTCGACGATCTGGCGACGCTTCGCCGGGAGGTCGGTGAGGACTTCGCTCTTCAAGCGCCGGATCATCACTGACTCGCGCAGCACGCGCTGGAGTTCGTCGAGGTTCGACGCCCCCGTCATGTCCCAGCCCCACTGCGTCTGGCGGGCGGCACAGTAGCGCTTGTGGAAGCGCCAGAAGTCACCGCCGATGCCCTTCGGGTCGAGCGAGTGCAGCAGCGTCCACATTTCAGCCGGGCGGTTCAGGATCGGAGTGCCGGTCAGGAACAGCTTGCGCCGGGCGCTGATCGCATCGATGCGGTCCGGCCCCTTCTTTCCCCCGCCCAGGATGTGCTTCGTGCGCAGCGCGCGGTTGTTCTTCAGCGCGTGCGCCTCGTCGCAGATCAACAGGTCCCACTGCACCCGGTTGATCGCGGAGCGATACTTCGCCACGATGTCATAATTGATGATAACCACGTCGGTGCTGGGAAACGTCCCGCCCGCCATCGCGATGCCCACCGAGCGCTTCTCGACGAGCCAGCGATGCAGTTCGCTGCGCCAGTTCACCTTCAGCGTGTTCGGGCAGACGATCAGCGTGCGCTTGACGCTCGCGTCGGCATTCATCACGCCGATGGCCTGGATGGTCTTGCCCAGGCCCATGTCGTCGGCGAGCAGCGCGCCCTGCTTCGACAGGCAGTAGGCGATGCCAGCGCGCTGGTAAGGCAGGTAGACGCGACCGGCTGGGGCGGGGACATCGATCAGCGCTTCCGTCGCGACCGACGCCTGCACGTTCTCGGCCTTCAGCGCCCGCTGCTCAGCGCGCACCGCATCGAGTTCGGCGCGGACGTTGGGGGCGGCGTAGCCCGCGAGCATCGCCGCGTTCTCCAGGCGATCAGTCCACCACTGCTTCGCTGCCGGGTTCCAGCGGAAGCGCGCCGACTTCGGGATGTCGCGCTCTTCGTAGGAGCAGACGGCCACCCAGTGACCGTCGCGCTTGACGAGTTCCATTACGCCCGCTCCCCGGCTTTAGCCGCGTCCTTCGCGATGCGCTTCGCCATCGCCCGCTCGGCACTCTCGCGGGTCTTGCACTGAGCCATCCAGGCCCCGTTGGCGATCCGGATCACGAGCCAGGGTAGATGGCCCGCGTAGATCATCGGGTCGTTCCGGCTCTTGCGGATGAAATCGACCTTGTAGGTCGGCTGGCTGGAAGTCGTCGTCATGTCGGGTGTCCCCTGATCAAAGCGTAACCGGAGCGGCGCTCTCGGCAGACCTTCATATACGCGCCAAGCCTCTGACGCGCAAGCGGCAATCGCGGCGCAACTCCTGCTCGGCCTCGGCCAGAGCCCGAGCGCGCGAGCCTTCGCCCCGCAGCAACTCCCCGCGCCAGACGATCTTGCCGTCGACGCGCAGCACGGGTCGGTAGCCCCTGCACCAGCGCGGCGAGCCGACGAGCAGCACGCCGGGGATCACGCTCCCTCCATCCGCTTCAGCAGGCGCGACTGCGCGCGGGTCAGCGTGCCGCACTCGCGCGCTTCGTAGGCCGCCCCGTAGTCGCGACGATCCCGCAGCGTCGTCCCGTCCGGCCAGACCTCGATGTGCAGCCGCCTGCCTGCGTCGTCGACGACCGGCGTTCGAAGCGACCAGCCCTCCGGCCGCTCCCTGCCGATCTGCCGGGTCAAGGCGGAACGCGCTGCCGCTTCCGTCGCGTAGCGGAAGATGTGCTCGCCGTCTGCCGCCTCGATCACGAGAAAAAACACGCTCACTTGCCGTTCCAGGCATCAAGCGCGCGGCGGCCGAACTCGGCCTCAAGTATGTCGGAAATCAGAACCTCCTTCGGCTCGGCGCGGAGGTGCGCCCGGTCGAGCCGCGTGGGATAGCGGCGGATCAGGTCGTCTTTCGGAAGCTTGCGCAGAGCGAGGTAAGCAGCGCGAATAGCCGAGTTGGCAGAGAGAGCGCTCTTGGTCACGAGCGCTCTCCTTTCACGAAGTCGACCATGCGCGCGCCGACTTCCGCGTCGCTCTCGCCGAGATGCAGTGCCGCGCGAGCGAGCACGAACAGGAGGGGGATGCGCGTCATTTCGATCTGCATCCCCGCGCAGTGCGCGCGGTAAATGCGCGCGATCTTCACGTCTTCGGCTTTCGCCTCGCGCCGCGCCTTCTGGGCGACGGGCGACAGTCGGGCAAGCTGGCTCATGGTGATCCTCAATCGTTCAGCAGGTGGACGGTGACCCCGCGCAGCTTCGGCTGGGCGAGCAGCGTCAGCGCGGTAGGGCGGAAGACGACGGCAACCAGATCGCCGTCAGCGTCGCGGAGCGCTTCGCTCTCGACGAACGTCGCTTGCAGGCACGTGCGCGTGGATACGATCGTCAGGCCGGTCTTCCCGCCCGTCAGGTGCGTGTAGTGCTCGCTCGGGATGTCGCTCATTTCGCCGATGAAGCGGCGCGTGCGGGCGTCCCACGTGAAGGCGGCTGTGGTCAGCATCACGCGGCCCCCCGCGTCAGGTAGCGCTGCCCGTCAGCTTCCAGCACGAGCACGTAGAAGCCGTTCGGATACTGCCGGATCGAGAACCTGTCGTCCCAGTGGCCCTCGCCGCGATAGTCAAAGATGGCGTCATGCGTCTCGGCGAGCGTGGGGAAGGGGAGCGCTTGGCGGCGCTCGCGCACGAGCGACAGCATCACGCGGCCTCCCGCACCTGGGCGAATGTCCAGATGCGGTGGGTGCCGTTGTCGTCTACGGCATAGCCGAGGTCGACGTTGGCGAAGGGCATGTCGCCCGCGCCGGGGATGGCGACCGGGTGAAGGATCGTGATGCCCTTGCGGGCCAGAGTGCGGAGGGTGGAGGAGGAGAAGTTTTTCATCGGGTGACCCCTGATTGTTTGCGTCCCGGAGCGGCGCTCTCGGCAGAGGCATACGTAAGCGCGTCAGAACGGCCTGTCCAGCGGCGTTGGCCAGAATTCTGGCAATCACCCCAGCTATCTAGCCCACACATGACGGGCGGTGGACAGGCGGGGGGCGAGAAAAAGCTGGGCACAGGTAGGAGCCGTAGGAGCGGGGTAGGAAGGATTTGCCCCCCTCTCCGCTATGAGCATGCAGGCTCCCCCGTGGGCGGTCTGTAGGCCGGTTCTCAAAAATAATTTGACTGAGAACCGGATTCGCATGCGCCCAGCGCATACCGTCGGGCAAGCTTCGGGCCAACGCGGATCCGGCCTCGAAAATGGCTCTCCGGCAGACGCTCCCAGCCGTGATGTCGATTTTTGCGCCCTGCCCGTAGGCAGCGCGCTTCACGTGCGCGCGTACTACCTCTTCTTACGCGGCGAGGCCGCGCCTCGCTTTCGCTCGGGAGCGGAGACGTGTGGAGACGTGACCCACGAATCCGTCAAATCGGCAAATCGGACAGATCGGACAACCGGTGTCCGATTTGAACTGCCGAGCGCTTGCTGAGCGCCGCGCCAGTAGCTACGTGCTGAAGCCATGAGCGACGCGGCCCACATCGAGCAGCCCAGCACGGACGTCCGGCAGTTCATTCAGGACGTGCTGGCGCTCGGCTGGAACGCGGAATGGCTTGCCATCGAGTTGGGCTTGCCGACCGACCGGGCAACGCGCCGCTGGTTCAGCGGCAGCACAGTCCCGCCGGAGCCGGTCGCGGCTTGGGTCGCTCGTCTCGCCGCGTTCCGTCGCGCCAATCCCCCGCCCCCTATGCCCGAGCGCCACCGCTAAAAAAGTTTCGGCAGCCGCATTTTCTCTCTTGCATCGCCGACAGGTTGGCTCATATTGATGCCAGACGCCGGGGATAGACCCCGACGCGAAACGAGGGACAGACCCGATGTTGAACGCGACTTTCGGAATTGAAATTGAGTGCTACCTGCCCGAGGGGGCGACGGCTTCACAAGCTGCGCAAGCGATCCTCGCTCGCGGCATCTACTGCCTCGCCGAAAGCTACAATCACGGCACGCGCCCGCACTGGAAGATCGTAACTGACGGGTCGCTGGGTGACGTTCGCCGGGGCATCGAAGTGGTGTCTCCGATCCTCACCGGGCAAGCGGGCCTCGACGCTGTCGTGCTCGTGATGGAAGCGCTGACCGACTTCGGGTGCACCGTCAGCAAGAAGTGCGGGCTTCACGTGCACGTCGGCGCTGCGAACGCCCCGATCGACTTTTTCAAGAACCTGCTGAAGCTTTACGCACACTTCGAGCCGGTCATCGACTGCTTCATGCCGCCGTCGCGCCGCGCGAGCGCCAACGCCTACTGCCGCTCAGTCACGTCGGCGAACGTCGCCGCGATCAATGTCGCGACCGATCTTGACTCAGTCATTCGCACGCTCCCGGCGGGCGCGATGGACGCGCGTTATCACAAGCTGAACCTGACGTCCTACCGCCGCTATCAGACGGTTGAATTTCGTCAGCACTCGGGCACCCTTGAGGGCAGCAAAGCCGTCGCCTGGGCCAAGTTCTGCCTCCGGATGGTCGCCGCTGCTCGCGCCGGGAAGTCAATCTCGACAGTGCAAGCACAGATCAACCGGGCGCGTCACGGAACGAAGAGCCGGATCGTCGGCGATCTGGCGATGCGCCCCGAGGGCGTCAGCGGGAGCGAAGTCAAGGCGGCGACGGGCTGGGGTTCGCTGACAGTGTCGCAGTTGGAGAAGGCGACTGGCCTGCGTCTGACGGTCGTTCGTCAGGGCCGCAACGCTCGTTACTTCGCGCAGGGCGGGTCCGTCGTCGACGCGACCCCGTCGACGTTCTCCGCGCTGATGACAACCATCGAAGCCGAAGCCGCCGAAATCGCTTACTTCCGCGCTCGCACGTCGGCGCTGTCCGCGCCGGTCGCGTGGGCAGCGTGATCACTGCAACCACAGGAGACTGCATCATGGCCAACAAGATCGAGACGAACAGCGCAAGCCCCCTCGCGGGGGCGACGCTGGCTGCGTGGCGCGAGCGCATGGGCTACTCGCAGCGCGACGCATGCAAAGCGCTCGGCTGCTCGCGGGGCGCGTGGACGCGCTGGGAGAACAGCCAGCACGACGTGCCGAAGTATATCGGCCTCGCCTGTTCCGCACTCGCTCTCGGCATGACTGCCATGGGCGTCGAGTACAAGGGATCCTGACATGCTGATGTTTGCTTACGGCTCCAACTTGAACATGGAGCAGATGGAGCGGCGTTGCCCGAACGCAGTGCCTCTGGCGCGGATGAAACTGCGCGGACGTCGTCTCGTGTTCCGGGGCGTCGCCGACTGCATCGCCGAAGCGGGCGCAGTCTGCCACGGCGGTATCTGGGCGATCACGTCCGAGTGCGAAAAGGAACTCGACCTCTACGAAGGGGTGCGCGGCGGGCTGTATCGCAAAGAGTATGTCCCCATCAACGCGTTTCCAGAGCACGGGTCAGAGATGCTGATTTACGTGATGAACTCGACCGGCATCTTCCCGCCGTCAGCCTACTACCTGAACGTGATCAAGCAGGGTTACGAAGACTTCGGCCTGTCGAAAGCGGCGCATCGCGCGCTACGCGACGCGGTCGCAGAATCTTATGACGACAAAGCGCCGTCTCATGTCGAGCGCGCGCGCTACCGACGCACGGGCCGCCCGCAGCTTGCGAAGCGCCCGAGCGATGCCGGACATGCTGGCGACCGGAATAGAAATCACGCCAGCTAACAGGAGACTGACACCATGACGATGATCGCACTGCACAAGGTCACGGGGCGCGACCCCTACACCGACAACGAAGAGGGGGAGGGGCCGCAGGAGCGCACTGCGCCCGTCACGGTCAACGTGGCCGCGATCCGCTGCTTCTATCCGCGCAAGGAGAACCGTCCGGGGACGCGCATTACGTTCACGGACGGCGGGGGCTTCGCCGTCTCCGAGTCCTACGACGACGTGCGGGGCATGATCGCTCCGAACTGACGCAACGGCGGGCGCTGGGGCACTCGACCCCAGCGCTTCGCGCCATCAGGGGACAGCCCGATGAACGACGACCGCACCCGCCGACAGATCGAGCAGCGCGCCGCCTACGCCGCCACGCAAGCGCTCGTGCCGAAGCTGCCGCGCAAGCTGCACCCTGCCGACATCGCCGATCACGAGAAGATCCGCCGCGCGACTCGCTTCCGCGTGCACTTCCGCAAGGGGCCGGTCGAGACCTACCGCGCCGAAGCATCGACCCTCGACGAGGCTCGTGCCATTGCGGCCAGCCTCGACGCGGCCCACGGCGTGCACGGTCGCTCCGCTATGATCTATGCGGTGGACGAGCGGGGAGCCTCTATCCCCCTGCCTATCGGCTGGGAGGGGTGATGGCTTTTCTTGCGGTGCGCCGCAGTTAGCTGTTGCCAAACAAAGCGCTGGCTCTTATATGAACCTTCACCGAGAGCGCCGCTCCGGTTCTAAATCAGGGGACACCCGATGCGACTGAGTTTTTCCGACACTTCCGCGACGCTCGCCGACCCGGCCATCCGCTTGGGCGCAGTCGCGCAATTCCTCGACGACGTCTTCAACCTGGGCATCTACGCTGACCCGAAAGCCTACGCGCACGCTGCCAAGCGTCACGTGAAGGCGCTGGACGCGAAGATCATCGAGAGCGCGACGCGCATCGCTGACTTCAGCATGTCGGAAGAGCATGACACCGCCCGCCTGCTTCGCCTCGCCGCGATCCGCAGCGACGTGCTCGGGCACTTCTGGCGCGCCGAGCGCATCAAAAACGGGGGGTTTTGAGATGCAGTCCCTCCCCATTCGCGACGTCGCGCAAGCGCGCAGTTTCACCCTCGCGGGTAAGGCGGTGCTGACACTTCAGTCGGCGCGCACGAACCAGCACTTCACCTACCGCGTCAAGCAGGCAGTCGATCGCGCGACCGGAGAAATCCAGCCGCTGTGGTTCGTCTCGCTGCTGACGAACGGGAGCGCCGACGAGGGTCAGTTCTCCTACATCGGCGTGATCCGCAGCGACGCGTTCGCGCTCACTGCGAAGTCGAAGGCGGGCCTCGACGCTGCGAGCGTGCAGGCATTCGCGTTCTTCTGGAACCGCTGCCGCGCCGAAATCCCCGCGTCGCTGAACGTGATGCACGCGGGCAAGTGCGGGCGCTGCGGCCGCACCCTGACCCACCCAGAGTCCCTGGAAACCGGCATCGGCCCCGAGTGCGCGCAGCGCCTCGCGGCCGCCTGAGGGGGAGCGAAGATGATGGCACAAGCGCACATCTGGACGAAGGCCGAGCTTCACGAACTGCTCGACCTCTTCGCGAGGGGGGCGGGCACGCAGCCCGCTCCCAGCAAGGAGATGCGCGCGGCGCTCGACCGCTTCAGCGAACTCGCCGCAGCCAAGCTGGAGGCGCAGCGGGAGCGCAGCAGCACGCGGCAGTTTCGCATCATCTTCCGCACCGACCGCAATCGGCACGAGACGAAGACGTGCACGGCGGCCTCGCTCGCCGATGCGAGCACGCTGGCCCGAGCGATGATCGGATCCAAGTTCGACGGCGGCATCGTCGAGCACGCTTACGTGGCGGGCTGGGTGCGCAAGTCGCACTTGCGGGCGAGCGTGTGATGGACAAGCGCGAGCCGACGCTGGCCGACCGCTTCACGGCAGAGAAGTATCCGCAATCAAAGCGCATCGTCGACGAGCGCACCATCGTCCGCGTCCAGCAGCGCGTGCGCCAAGCGCATCGCTACGTCCTCGACGAGCAGGCAGCAGCGCGCATCGGCGACGTCGTGCGCCGGGTGCCTGAATTGCTGCTCCGCGAGCACCGCTTCGCCCGCGCCCCGTTCGAACTGACGTGGGTCGAGTTTCCGCACTGGCGCTTCTGGCAAGTGCTGACCGATGGACGTCCTCAAGTCATCGAGAAGCCGCAGGACGAGACGTCAGACCACACCATCGGCTACCTGTTCGACCACGGGCGGGTGAACACCGTCAGCGGGGGAACAGTCGGTCAGCCGCACAAGCGCTACCCCTACCTGACGCCGTTTCAATATCATCTGCACACCGACTGGCCGGTCGAAGACCAGATTCGCTTCGTGCAGGCGGTCGGCTCATCGCGCGGGCAAATCGATCACTACCTGTGGGGTGCGACGTCTACCCAACTTCAGCCGGAGCATGCGCGCGTGCTGCGCGATAACCATCGGCTCGACCTGTTGCCGTTAGAAGCGGCTTTTCGAAGCCGGATCGTAAGCGAGCCGAACCTGCTCGACAAAGCGATGCGCGGAGGCTCTGGCGAACTGCGCAACATGATCGCCATCCTGCTGATGTTGAATCGCCCGACCATCGCCCGCTACCGCAACGTGCTGCCCGGTGCGCGTGGATGGCACAGGGGAAAGCTGATCCCCTACCTGTCGCACACCACGGTCACGGTCGACATCGATGCAGTGCCGACGCTGCGCATGATCGGCACCCCTGCGGGCGAGGGCGTTCCGCGCCGCCGTCACGAGGTCGAGGGGCACTATTGCCACGACGTCACCGCGCGGGACTTTCACCGCATCGCTGGCTGCATCCATGACTGGATCACGTGCGACGACGAGTGGACACCCGCTCCCAAGATACCGGACGGCGAGGCGAACCACTGGCGCTGCTCGATCTGTGATGGCAAGCGCTGGTGGCGCGCTGAGCACCTGCGCGGCGATGCGACGCGCGGCTTCGTGCGCGCCGATCACGCCGTCACCGCAAGTCGGCTTTGAGCGCTTGCAAACCTCGCCCCACTCGGTAAAGAACGACCCACGCCGAGGGCATTCCGCCCCGGCAACTAACGCAGAGGACACCTCGCAATGAAACGACTCATCTATGCCTTGTGCATTGCCGGAACGCTGACCGGCTGCGCGTCACAAGCGACGCGCACGCAACTCGACTACGCGCAACGTGTTTGCGCGAGCAACCCGGCTGGCAGCGCTGAAGAGTGCGCATCGATCCCCGCGCTGCAAGCTCAGGCCAGCGCCGAAGCGAGTGAAAACACGACGCTTGCGGTGGCAACCATTGCCCTGCTTCCGCTCGCAATTCTGCTCGGCGGCCTGGGCGGTGATTCCGAGCCGCACTACCACCACCACCACTACTATCATCACCGCTGACGCATGCGGCCCCCAGCCTGCGGGCTGGGGTTGGTATGCACCAGATGGCGCAGAACCGTGGGGACGACCCCCGGCAACATCGAGAGAGGACGAACTCCTATGAAGACCGGCAAGAGCATCAGCCAACTGGCGGCTGAAATTGAACGCCAGAGCAACGCCAAGCGCGACATGATTGCCACGACGGACGTGATCAGCATGCAGTCGAACAACGGAGCGCTGGCGCTGCGCGTGGGCAGCGACGAGTTCGGCATCACCGAACTGGCGCACGATCAGATCGGCAATTACACGCGCATCCCCGGCCAGTATTACGACCGCATGCGCAAGGAGATGCCGCGCCTGCTCGCCGACAACGTCAACGCGTGGATGCACAACGGCATCCCGGAAAAGCGGCTGATCAGGACCATGGACACGATCACGCGCGCGTGGCTGTCGGACGCGTATCGCCCGCTGGAGAACATCGACCTCGCCGAAGCGGTGCTGCCGGTCTTCGCTGATCTGAAGCTGGAAGTCATCTCGTGCGAAATCACCGAGCGGCGGCTCTACCTGAAGGCGGTCGATCAGCGCATCAATGCTGACATCCCCGGCGGCGGGCGCATGGGCGACGGCTCGCACCACATCTTCGATACCTGCGTCCCGGCTATCGTGATCAGCAACAGCGAAGTCGGCTCGGGCGCGCTCAGCATCGAGACGGCGATCTGGACGCGCGCGTGCACCAACATGGCGGTCTTCTCCCAGGACAGCATGAAACGCCGCCACGTGGGAGCGCGTCACGAACTCGCTGCCGGGGAGAACGTCGCCGCGCTGCTGAGCGATGCGACGCGCGCCGCGACCGACAAAGCGCTCTGGATGCAGGTGCGCGACGTCGCCAAGGGCGCGTTCAACGAGATGCGCTTCCGCGACCGCATCGCGAAGATCACTGAGACGACCACACAGAAGATCGCGGGCGACCCGGTGCAGTCGGTCAATTTCACGGCCAAGCGCTTCGGGCTGACGGAGGGCGAACAGAAGAGCGTCCTGCGCCATCTGATAGAGGGCGCTGATCTGTCGCGTTACGGAATGTTTAACGCGATCACGCGCACGGCGGAAGATGTTGAAAGCTACGACCGGGCGTCGGAAATAGAGCGCATGGGCGGGCTGATCATCGACTTGCCTGCGAGTGAGTGGAAGCGCATCAGCTTGGCCGAGGGCGACCCGCAGAGGATGGCGGCATGATCCCGCCCGCACCTGCTGACCTGTGGGACCGCGTCGTGCATCGTCTCGCCTGCATGATCATGGAGCGTGAACAGAAGATCGTCGGCAACACGCCGCGCCCGATCCCGATCGTCGAACGCTCCGCTGACGAGACGCCCACGCGGGTCGCGTCATGAGCGAGCATCTGGAGCAGTTCGGCAGGCTGGCTTTCCGCGAAGAAGATGGCGAGTGGCGTGCTTACCTCGCTGAAGCTGACACGATGAATGAGGCGACGCTGCTCGGCTCGATCATGCTGATGCTGGTGCAACGTGAAGACCGCAAAGCCGCGTTCATGCAGTTGATGCAGGATGTGTTCGGTGATCTGGTCGAGGCGGCCGTGGGCCAGCGCCCGGTCTGGCCAAAGCCGCCGCAGCGTGCACCGGAGCACGAGCGCAAGAACTGAACCAGCTTGTCGTGGCCGTGCGGTGAGCACGTTTGCCGCGACGCGGGCCGGGGTGGCGCAGGGATGCGCTGCCCCGGTGCGCCGGAAGGAGAAGGTGTCCGATGATTGATGCTGCGATGACGGTGCGCGAACTGCGCGACATCTTAGAGCGGCTGGGATGGACGCAGGGCTATCTGGCCGAGATGGCGGGGCGAGACAACAGCCACACACGCAAGATGTGCAGGGGAAAAGAGCCGATCGATGCCGAGTTGGCGCAATGGCTGCGCAAGATGGATGCGCGCGCGCGCTCGTTCGATGAAGTCGCGAACGTGCCGCCTCCGAAGCCCCGGCGGGTGACCGCATGAAAGTAACCGCTGACGACGTGCGCGCCGTGCGCTTGCAGTGCGTGGCGTTCCTCGACGGGCAGGGATTCGCGCGCCGCCTCTATCGCTGCGTCGAATTCCCCGAACTGACGCGCGCGGTCGAGATACCGCGCGGCCGCAGCAGCACCGTTCCGAAGACCGACACTTTCCGCGTGGGCGAGACGGCAGTCCCGTTCGATCATCAGATCATCGCCGACGCCATCAACGCACTGCGCGGTCCCGAGCCGAAGCGCGTGCTGATCAACGGGAAGTGGATCGAATTGAAGTGAAAAACCTCGAACAAGCCATCACCGACCTCGCGCGCAAACTGAGCGACGAGGGCCTCCTGATCGAATCTGGCTGGGTCATTCTGCGTGACATACTGGAGCGGAACGACGGATCGCTGCCGCCGGAAGACTTACACCGGACGATTTTCTTCTGCGGAGCGCAGCACTTGTTCGGCTCGATCATGGCCGTCCTCGATCCCGGCGCGGCGGTGACCGAGAACGATATGCGGAGGCTGGATTCGATGAAGGATGAACTGGAAGCCTTCGGCGCGGCGATGAAGCTGCGCTGGTCACTGCCGGAGGGGCACGCGTGACCGAGAAGCTGTCAGACGTGATCGCGCAGCGCGACGCGATGCGGCAAGCGCTGGCGGCCCTCTGGTTTACGCCAGACCAGCAGTGCAACCATGAAGCGATCATGCAGGCGATGGCCGATGCGCGGCTGGTGCAGGATCGAAAGCTTCCTGGCCGCGATCTGGCTTACAAGCGCCTCACCGCGCTCGGGCAGGCAGCGCTCGACATGACGGAGGGCCGCTGAAGTGCCGATCGACGATCTAACCCCGCGCGAACTCGACCACCTGATCATGCACTTGCGCAAGCAAGGTCAGCGTCAGCACGAGCCGATGGGCGGCGGTTACCAGCGGCAATTCAAGTCCGACGCTTGCCTCGCTGCCGACTATCTGGAAGCGATGCGCGCCGAGTTGCCGCACTGGCAGCATCACGAGGAGTCGGTCTGATGCCGATACCCCAGCCGCAGACCGATGAGAAGCAGGACGACTTCATCAGCCGGTGCATGGGCGACAAGGTCATGGTGGCCGACTATTCCGACAACAAGCAGCGCGCTGCGGTCTGCCATCAGACGTGGCGCGACCGGCACAAGAAAGCGATCAGCACGCTCATCGCCGAACTGCGGAAGTTCCTGGCCAGCCTGCGATGAAGCATGGACAACGCAAGAACGCGGCACGCTCGCAGGAAGTGCTGGAGCGCTGGAACAGGGGCGAGACGAGCAACGGCATCGCGGCAGCCATGGGCATCAGCAGGGGCATCGTCGCTGGGATCATCGACCGCGCCGGTGACCGGGCAGAGAAGCGCCCCTCCCCGCACAAGGCGACACGTCAGGCAGCACGCCCCAGCCTCATCCCTCTACTGCCCAGCGAGGGGTGATGCAGACGCGACGTCCACGCATCGAGCGTGAGCACCGACACTGGAAGTATGGGGTGCTGCGGGTGCTGGCACGGGCAGAGGGCTACGCCATGGTGCGCTACAAGCGAGCGCTGCCCTTCGTGGTCAGCGAGGCTGAACTCGACGTGGCTCCAGAAGCTGCTGGCTATGACGACGTGCTGGGGCAGCAGGGCAAGCACGGGCAGAGGGGCTGATGCCATTCCGTCCGCCTATCCACCAGCCTGTGCGGGCGGACCGACCCGGCAAGACAGTGCGTCCGTCGCAAGCAGGCTCGTTCTATCGCTCCGCTGAGTGGACAGCGCTGCGTGAGGCTGTCCTCATCCGCGACGGCTATCGCTGCCAGCTTCGCTACGACGGCTGCTATCAGCGCGCAGTGACCGCGCATCACATCATCGCACGCAAGGACGGCGGTGCTGATGCCCTGTTCAATCTGCATGCCGTCTGCGGTCGATGCCACGCCCGCGCGCATCCTGAGAAGGGTGGCAGCCACGTCTGAGCGCAAGCGCAGTGCGAAGCATCGGCGCTGGGTGGCCACGCTGGGCTGCTCGGTGCCGGGCTGCTACCGCCATGGCGAGCCGCACCATCTCATGCACGCCGAGCCGTCCGCGATGTCGCTGAAGAGCGGAGACGACTGGCTCGTGCCCCTGTGCCGCCAGCACCACGACGCGCTGCATGCACGCGGAGACGAGCGGGCATGGTGGAGCAGCACCGCCCCAGGCATCGACCCCATCGCGCTCGCACGTGCGCTCTGGAGCACCAGCGGGGTGGGCATGCCATGACGCACGCTGCCCCGCGCGTGCCGTGCAGGCCATAGCAGGCCAGAACAGGCCACCCCTGCCGACATCTGGGCCATGCCCCCTCCACGCCCCTGCGCGCGCTGCCTCGGTGCCGCGAGCACGTGCACGCAGCCGTCCGCGCTCAGCCAGACGGATGCTTGCCGCACGCCAGCCTGTAGCCGAGCGGCTCACACGCCCCCAGAGCCGTCCCCGCATCAGCACAGCGGCCAGAGCACGCAACCGGCCCAGCGCGCAGGCAGACCCACTAGCGCGCGTCTCACGATTTGAGATGGGAAGGGGGGAGGGGACCGGCCAAGTGGACAGGTCTTCCGCCAGAAGCAGCGCCCGCGGCTGCACACCCTCACTCAAAATTGGGATATGAGACCCCCAGAAAAAAGGGGGTAGCTCAATGAATGGTCTGCACACGGAACAGTGCTGGCGTTGCAAGAGGGGCTACGAGCCACGAGGAAATGGTCAGCGCTACTGCGCCCCCTGCCGCAAGGCGCTCGACCGAGAACACGAACTGCGACGCGTGCAAGCCCGACGACGAGAGAGGGGGGAGCGCACTCGCGAGAGCATGGCACGAGTGCAACCATGCGTCAGATGCAAGGCGGCATTCATCAGCAGGTGGATGTCGCACCGGTATTGCGACACCTGCCGCCCAATCGTGAATGCCGAGAAGATCCACATCCGCGACGCACGTCGACCTGTGAAAATGGCCAAAGTCGGAAGCACGCTTACCTGTCCGAAGTGCAGCGGATCATTCACGAAGACTACTGCGAGCCAGCTTTACTGCTCGCCGATGTGCGGGATCGAACTGACCAGACGCTGCCGTGTGTGCAGCGCGTCGTTCGAAGGGCGAGCGAACCAGCTTTACTGCTCGGCAAAGTGCCGCAAGCAGCATCGAAACAGCCAGCCGAAAGAGCGGATTTCAAGGGCGATGAGAACAGCAGTAGCGACAGCTCTGCTCCGACAGAAGAACGGTCGATCATGGGAGAAGCTGGCGGGTTACACGGCGACGGACCTGATGGCGCATCTCGCTCGGCAGTTCAAAGCGAAGATGTCGTGGGACAATTACGGGTCAGTGTGGGAAATCGATCACGTCATGCCGCTGGCGTCGTTCTCATTCACCAGCGCCGACGATCCCGAGTTCCGCGCAGCGTGGGCGCTGACGAACCTGCGGCCACTGTCGAAGCACCAGAACCGCAGCAAGAGTTGGCGACGAACCTTGCTTGTCTGAGCGAGAGCAGCGAAGGTCGATACGATGGCACGCAAAGCAGCGAAGCGTCCCCCTCGACCCCCTGCCGGGAAGCCTGCTCCCCCTGCGTCAGCAGAGCGACAGCCCCGAGCGTGGCCTGCCGACAAGATCGAGCGTCGCCCGATTGCGTCGCTGAAGCCGTATCTGGCCAACGCGCGCCTGCACAGTCCCGAGCAGATCGAGCAGCTTGCGAACAGCATCCGCCAGTGGGGCTGGACGATGCCGGTGCTGGTAGACGAGCAGGGGGTGCTGATCGCGGGGCACGCGCGAACACGGGCAGCGGCGCTGCTGAACCTGCCGGACATACCGGTGATGGTCGCGCGCGGCTGGTCGCCCGAGCAGATCAGGGCTTACGTGATCGCCGACAACAAGCTGGCGATGAACGCCGACTGGTCGCAGGAGCTACTGATCAAGGAAGTGGGCGAACTGGCAGCGTCTTCGTTCGACGTGACGCTGCTCGGCTTCGGCGAGGCTGAACTGGTGCACCTGCTGGAGCCGGATCGCGACTTCGATCCGAATCGCGAGTGGGGCGGCATGCCCGCGTTCTCGCAGGACGATCTGATGGCGTGGCGCTCGATCGTCGTGCACTTCAAAGACCAGAGCGGCGTGGACGACTTCGCGAATCGCATGGGTCAGTCGGTAACTGACAAGACGAAATATCTCTGGCATCCTGCCGAGCCGCGTGTCGCGCAAGCTAACCAGCGATGGAAAGTCGATGACCAACCCGCACCACCCGATCTACATCGTGAGCAAGGGCCGAGCGGACAGCCGGTTGACAGTCAAAGCGCTGGAACGGATGCAGGTGCCGTTTCGGATCATCGTCGAGCGGCAGGAATTCGACCTATACGCCGCCGTAATCGACCCGGGCAGGATACTGGTACTCGATCCGGCATATCAGCGTGACTACGACACCTGCGACGCGCATGGAGGAAACAAGACGCGCGGCTCTGGACCTGCTCGCAACTTCGCATGGGATCACGCCAAAGCGGCTGGAGCGAAGTGGCATTGGACAGTCGATGACAACATCAGGGCATTCTACCGGCTCGCGCACAATCTGAAGATTCCGCTGGCAGACGGCTCGTGCTTTCGGCTCATGGAGGAGTTCGCCGAGCGCTATCAGAACGTCGGCATGGTAGGGCCCAATTACGTCTTCTTCGCCAAGCGCAGACAGCTTATTCCTCCGTTCACGATCAACACCCGCATCTACTCCTGCAACCTGATTCGAACCGATCTGCCATTTCGCTGGCGCGCGCGCTTCAACGAGGACACCGACCTGTCGCTGCGGATGCTGAAAGCGTCATGGTGCACGGTGCTCTTCAACGCCTTCCTTCAGGCGAAACAAACGACGCTGACGATGCGCGGCGGCAACACAGACGAGCTATACCGAGGCGGCACGGTGCCGAAGAGCCGTATGATCGTAGCGTTGCACCCGGACGTGACGCGGATCACGCAGCGCTTCGGCAGGGTGCATCACTATGTGGATTACCGCGCGTTCGCTCACATAAAGCCGGTGCTGCGAGACGGACTGGTGATCCCTTCTAACGCGGATGAACATGGCCTGCGGCTGATAGCGGCATGAACCCCCGTTTTCCCGTCTACATTGTCAGTAAGGGAAGGTGGGAAAGCCGCCTGACGGCTCGCGCATTCGATGAACTGCGAGTGCCTTACTACATCATTGTCGAAGAGCAGGAGCGTGATGCCTACCGCAAGGTGATCAAGGGAGAGGTTCTAACCCTCGACCCCGCCTTTCAGCTTGCGTATGACACCTGTGACGCGCGTGGCGTGGGGAAAGGGCGAGGATCAGGACCGGCACGCAATTTCGCTTGGGAGCACGCGATCAGACAGGGCGCAGAGTGGCATTGGACAGTCGATGACAACATTCAGCGCTTCTATCGCTGGCATCGGAACGCCAAAGTTCCGGTCGCTGACGGAACGATGTTCTATGCCGTGGAGGACTTCTGCCTGCGTTATCGCAACATCGCGATGGCAGGACCGAACTATGAGTCGTTCGCTCCGCGCCGGGGAGTGCGCCCTCCGCTGACGTTCAATACCCGTATTTATTCATGCAATTTGATTCGCAATGACGTGCCGTTTCGGTGGCGTGGCCGTTACAATGAAGACACGGACTTGAGTCTGCGCATGCTCAAAGCCCGCTGGTGCACGGTGCTTTTCAATGCCTTTTTGCAAAAAAAAGTTCGCACCTTGCACATGAAGGGAGGTAACACCGACACGATTTACGTCGGTGGCACGCTGCCGAAAAGCCAGATGCTGGTGGCGCTCCGCCCCGACGTGACGAAGCTGGTGACGCGCTATGGACGCTGGCACCATCAGGTTGACTACCGACCGTTTCGTCACAATCGGCCAGTGCTCCGAGAAGGGGTCAGCGTCGATGACAGAATCAACGAATTCGGAATGCGACTGACCAATCTGAAGGAGATGAGGGATGAAAGGGCGAAAGCCGAAGCCGACCGCGCTGGCGAAGCTGCACGGCAAGACCGGGCATCGGCGCATGAACGACGCCGAGCCGCAGGCTCCAGGCTCACTTGAAGACCCTCCGCACTGGCTGACGGAAGAACAGGTCGACGGCTGGAGGCACGCGCTGGCAAGCGCACCGCCGGGGCTGCTGCGCCGCCTGGACAGAGGCGTGCTGGCGGTCTGGGTGGTGGCTGAAGACACCCACCGCCGCGCTGCGGAACTGCTGCGCACGACGCAAACGCTGCTGATGCGCCAGCGCGGCATGCCGATGCCGTTTCCGTCGCTCTATCTCGGCATCATGAACAAGCAGGCGATGATCATGCTGAAGGCCGCAGGGGAGTTGGGCTTCTCGCCGACAGCACGAGCACGCGCTTACGCGCAGCCGCTCGGACCCGAGGTCAAGCTGCCGCATGCCGACACGAAGCAGGGCAAGCGCAAGCACGTCCCGCTGGCCGAATACGTTGCGAACGCGCCGCCGCGCCCAGTGATGCACTGATGGAAGACCCAAGGCAGGCGGCTTACGCCGCGCAGCGTCGCGCGCGCACTGATGCAGTGGCCGAAGAGCTACGCCTGCGTGGCGAGCAGGCAGAAGCCTACCTGCGTTCGCAGGGAGTAGAGCCGTCAGACGTTGATGAGGTGAAGCGTTTCATGCACCGCAACGACGATCAGACGCCGTGAATGGCGAAAGCCAGCGCGTCGTCGATGGTCGGCTGGCGTGCGCCGCGCATCGGCTCCGGCTCGACGCTGCGCGGGCAGATCACCGTGCCGGATCATCGCCCGCACCGTGGGGTAGACTCGGCGACTGCCTACGCGTGGGACGTGCTCGACGGTCGCATCACTGCCTGCCGCTACCTCATCCTCGCTGCCGAGCGGCACTTCGCCGACCTCGCCACCGGTGCCGAGCGCGGGCTTCAGTTCGACAAAAAGTGGGCGCGCTACGCGATCACCTTCTTTCCCGAATACCTGTGCCACAGCAAGGGCGAGTGGGCCGGGGAAGAACTGAACCTCTCGCCGTGGCAGGAGTTCGCGATCGGATCCGTCTACGGCTGGTTTCGCGCTGACGGCACGCGGCGCTTTCGCACGGCCTACGAGGAAGTCGCCCGCAAGAACGGCAAGAGCACGACGGCTGCGGGGCTGGGATTGTTCGCTCTGGTCGCGGACGATGAGCCGGGAGCGGAGATTTACGCGGCGGCGACGAAGCGCGATCAGGCGCGCATCATCTTCTCCGAAGCGCAGCAGATGACCCGGCGATCACCTGACCTTCTCAACGTGCTGTCGGTGTTCAAATACAACATTGCGATGGACAGCACCGGATCGAAGTTCGAACCGCTGTCGGCGGATGACCGCACGCTGGACGGGCTGAATCCGCATCTCGTGCTGGTCGATGAACTGCACAAGCATCGCACGCGCGCGGTGCTCGACGTGCTCGACACGGCGCTGGGCGCGCGCCGCAACCCGCTGCTGTGGCTGATCACGACCGCTGGCGACGACAACCCGGAGTCCGTCTATGCGGCCGAGAACGCCTACGCGATTCAAGTGCTGGAAGGCACGGTCGAGGACGATAACTACTTCGCGCTGGTCTACACGCTCGATCGCGAAGACCGCTGGGACGATCCGAAGGTCTGGATCAAGGCAAACCCCAATCTCGGGATAAGCCTGAAGCTGTCCGATCTGAAGCGGCAGGCGCAAAAAGCGGCCCGCTCACCCCCGGCGCTGGCGTCGTTCAAGCGCTTGCGGCTCAATCTGCGCACGTCATCGGCTGTTCGTGCAATCGACATGGCGGTATGGGCGAAGAACACGCTTGGCCCGTTCGACCCGGCGCTGATGCACGGGCGGCGCTTTTACGGCGGGCTGGATATCAGTTCGAAGGTCGATTTGACGGCGTGGGTCAAGCTGTTCCCGCCCGAAGGGGAAGAGACGCGCTGGCGCATCGTGCCGCGCTTCTGGATGCCCGCGTTCACTGTCGAAGAGAAGAGCGACCGGGATCGGGTGCAATACCGCCGCTGGATCGACGAGGGTCTGATCGAGGTCACGCAGGGAAACGTCGTGGATCAGAGCGAAATCTTCGATGCGGTGGTGGAGGATTGCAGGCTGGGGGAGTGCATCACGTGCGCCTATGATCCGTGGAACGCTGCTAGCCTCGCCGTCTCGCTTGCGGATCAAGGGGTGCCGATGAGCGAGTTCATCCAGGGGATTCGCTCTTACACTGCACCGACAAAAGAGTTAGAGGCCATGCTGCTGAGCGAAAAGCTTGACCACGGCGGCAACGAAGTCCTCACATGGATGGCATCGTCGATGATGGCCGTTACCGACCGCAATGAGAATCGAATGCCTTCGAAAAAGCACTCGGTCGCGCGAATTGATGGAATAACCAGTCTCATCATGGCGATTGGGCGTAGCATGGACGAAGACCCGAGCGCGGGGATGGAAGGCTTCATGAGCGATCCGGTGACCCTGTGATGTCGACGCTGATGCAACGGCTGCGGCTAAAGGCGGTCACCACGGTCGCGCGCGCGATCAACATCAGCGATCCGCGACTCGTCGGGTTCTTCAGCGGCGGGGTCAACTTCGCCGGGGAAGTCGTCAGCGCGGGCACCGCGTTGCAGTTATCCGCTGTCTGGGCTTGCGTGCGCCTGATCGCGCAGACCGTCGCCACCTTGCCGCTGCTGACCTACACGCGTGACAAGAACGACTACGGCACGCTGGCGCGGGATCATCCGCTGTTCACCATCCTGCACGACTCTCCGAACGCGGACATGACGGCGGTCGAGTTCTGGGAAGCGATGGTGGGATCACTGCTGTTGTGGGGCAACGCCTACGCGCAGATCATCTGGAGCGGCAAGCGTGTTATCTCGCTGATACCAATGCGGCCTGATCGCGTGCAGCCGCGCAAACAGACGGACGGCTCGGTCCGTTACTATTACGTCTGGATGGGGCAGACCGTCGAGCTAATGGAAGAGGAAATCTTCCACCTGAAAGGCTTTTCTCTAGATGGGCTCTACGGTCTTTCGATCATCGAGCAGGGGCGGCAGACGATCGGCTCAGCTATTGCCGCCGAGCGCGCGTCCGGCACGTTCTTTCGCAACGGCATGCGCCCGTCGCTCGTGCTGTCAGCGCCGACATACCTCACGCCAGAGCAGCGCAAGCGCAAGGATGAGTGGGTCGCGGATTACGCGGGAGCGATCAACAGCGGAAAGGTGCCACTGTTAGAAGGGGGCTGGAAACTCGACAGCCTCTCTATCCCGCCCGAAGACGCGCAGCTTCTAACCACACGCCAGTTCGGCGTCGAGGAACTCTGCCGCTGGTATGGCGTGCCACCGCCGATGATCGGGCACACCCAGAGCGCCACGGCGTGGGGCAGCGGCCTGGAGCAAATGCTCCTGTGGTTCCTGCAATTCTGCCTGCGTCCGCAACTGCGACGCATCGAGTCGCGGATCAGCAAAAGCCTGCTGGTTCCCGGCGAGCGGCGGGACGTTTACTGCGAATTCAATGTCGAGGGGCTGTTGCGCGCTGACAGTAACACGCGCGCTCGGCTCTACGCGACGATGGTCGATCACGGGCTGAAGACGCGCAACGAGGTGCGCGCGCTGGAGAACGACCCGCCGATGAAGGGCGGTGACGATCTGACGGTGAACGCGGCGCTGCTGCCGATTGAACTGCTGGGTGAGTTCGTGCGTGGGAAGGCGGATAAGCCACTGCCTCCAGGCTACAAGCCGCCAGAAGGAACGTCTCAGTCCGGCGGCACCACGGCAGCCGAAGGGCAGACGACCACGCGAGAAGGTGTCGCTGCGTGAGCGAAAGATGGTAAACGGGAACAGCTGGTCGTGAAAGGTTAGTGGGCGATGGCCAAAATGACGCAGGCGGATGCTAACTACCGAACCGGAAGCTCGGCGCGAAACTGCGGCAAGTGCTCGATGTTCACCGGAAGCGGCTGCACTGATGTCCAGGGCAAGATCGCGGCGTCCGACGTCTGTGATCTGTTCGATCCGAAGGCGGCAAAATCGGTCGGACGTCTCCTGGCCCCTGTCGAGTTCAAGTTCGTCGAGGGCAGCGGGGTCGAGCCGGGCACGTTCGAAGGCCACGGCAGCGTCTTCAACACGATGGACTGGCACGGTGACATCGTCCTGCCCGGCGCATTCAGTGAAAGCCTCGCTGACTTCAAAGCGAAGGGCGAGATGCCCGGCCTGTTCGTCGAGCACTCGTTCGCCATGTTCGGCGGGGATCCGCTGCCGGTCGGCGTCTGGCTCAATATGGAGGAAGACGAAAACGGCCTGAAGGGAACCGGCAAGATCAGCGCGCTCGACAGTGACCACTCCAAACGCGTCATCGGCCTGATGCGCGACGGGGCGATGAAGGGCCTCTCGATTGCGTTTCAAGTGCCGGAAGGCGGGGCCGATTATGGCAAGAAGCCGGGCGAGCCGAAGCGCTGGCTCAAGAAGCTGAACCTGTTCAGCGTCGACATCGTGCGCGAGCCGTCAAACCCACAGGCGCAGATCGCGGCAGTCAAATCGACGCTGGCGCACGGTGATCATGCTGGCGCGCTCGCGGCGGTGACGAACGCCATCAAGCTGCACAATCAGACGCTGGCGGGCGGCGACTCTCCCACCGTCGACGAGCGGCAGCAGTTGCAGGATTGCCTGCGCACGGCATACCGTTGCCTGTCCGGCAATGAGCCGAAGTCGGTCAGCAGGCCGGAAACGATCCGCGATTTCGAGGCGGTCCTGCGGGATGCGGGATACTCGAATCGCTTGGCCCGCGAGATAGCCGCTCACGGGTTCAAAGCAGCGACGACGCCTCGGGATGAGGCTGCGGCGGTGGTGGCTGAAGCGACTGCGGACGCGATGAAGACGATTGCGGACGCGCTTCGTGGTTTCTCACTCGCAGCTTAACCCCAATGGAGGCATCCGATGCCACTCGACGATACCGGCACAACTGAACTCAAGCAGCTTGCCGTCGACCTGAAGAACGCGACCGACGAAGTCAAAAAGTTCGCGGAGAAGGCGCAGGCCGAGATGAAGGCCCTCGGCGACGTCACCGCCGAGACGAAAGCGAACGCCGACAAGGCGCTGTCGGCGATGAACGAGCTTGGCGCGCGCGTCGGCGAGATCGAGCAGAAGATGGCCCGTCGCCCTGGTGATGGCCCTGCGCAGAGCAAGAGCATCGGCCAGCTTGTGGTCGAGAACGAGGAAGTCAAAGCGCTCTTGCAGCGGAAGAACGGGCAGGCGCGCGTGACTATCGAACTGAAGGACATCATGAGCGGCAGCGCGACTTGGGGCACCGGCGTCTCGGCGGCGACGTCGTTGGTGATTCCGGAACGCGTGGGGATGGTGCAGGCTCCGCTCCGCCCTTTGGTCGTCCGTGACCTCGTGATGCCGGGTTCGACCACCAGCAACGCCATCGAGTATGCAGTCGAAACGGACGATCCTCAGTCGGCGGCGTCGAACAAGGCAGCGGTGGTCTCGGAAGGGGCGCTGAAGCCGCAGTCGAACATCACCTTCGATCTGAAGAGCACGCCGGTTCGCACCATCGCGCACTTCATGAAGGCGTCACGGCAGATTCTCGACGACGCGCCGATGCTGCAATCGACGATCGACGGACGTCTGCGCTGGGGTCTGCAATATGTCGAAGAGGGCGAAATCCTCTACGGCGACGGCACCGGCCAGCACCTGTTCGGCATCGTGCCGCAGGCGACGGCCTACTCGGCAGCGTTCACGCCGACCGCGTTGCAGAACATCGACACCCTGCGGCTGGCGGCGCTGCAAGCCACGCTCGCGCTCTACCCGGCTTCTGGTTTCGTTCTCCACCCGACCGATTGGGCGAAGATCGAGCTAACCAAGGATGCGCAGAACCGCTACATCGTCGGCGATCCCACCGGAGCCATCGGCAAGCGGCTCTGGAACCTGCCGGTCGTCGACACGCAGGCTATGACGGTCAGCCACTTCCTCGCTGGTGCGTTCCGCATGGGTGCGCAGTTGTTCGACCGCATGGCAATTGAAGTCCTCATCTCGACCGAAGATCAGGACAACTTCGTGCGCAACATGATTACGATCCGCGCGGAAGAGCGGGTGGCGCTGGCGGTCTATCGTCCGAAGGCGTTCACCTACGGCACGCTCGCCTAAGCAGACATTCTGGCCTGTCAAAGTGACAGGCCAAAGTGTCGGGGGATGCCGATGCAAGAAAAGTCCATCGTCTACTTTGTCGTCGCCTACTTGGCCTGCTGGGCGGTCGATCTGATCGTCATCGTCGCGCGCGGCCCGGTGCTGATCGACCCGATCCTGAAGCTGGCAATCGTCGTCTTGTGCTTGGCGGTGGTAGTGTTCAGCCTCTCCAGAAGCGGATGGTTGCTGCCATGACCGACCTGCACACCTACGAAATCGTCGCCGACAACGATGGTGGCACTGTTGACCGCCTGCGCACCGAGGGCGGATGGCTCTATCGCACGCGCACGTGGGACATCCGCTCTAACAACTTCGCAGTCGCACTGGCATTCGCTCCCGATCCTCCCTCGGGGCAAGCCGATGCGGCTGCGGGGACCTGCTTTTGCTACGCCAACCTCGTCGAGGCGACGCTCACGATGGATGGCGATCCGCACCCTCTGGACATCGCCGGAGCAGAAGCGTTCGGCGACACATCGCTGATCACGTCCGTCACCGAAGGCTTCGCGGTGACCGGGGATTGCGTCTGCGTGATCGATCTGTGGATCGAGTTCGCCACCGCGCCGCAGTCAATTGCCGAGATGGGCATCGGCATCGACAAGGCGGGGACGCTACTCGCGCGCGGGGTGGTGCAAGTCTTCCCGGCAATGACGATGCAGCACACCGGCTACACCGGCCTGCTGCAAGCCGGGCAGATCGTGAAGCCGTGCGCGCTCTGCGCGGTCGACGACGACCTGACGGTGCTTCCGTCCAGCTACATCACGGCCCACATCGTGCCGATCAAGCTATGAGCACGGACGTCTCGCTGCTCCTGATCGACACGGGCGGCGCAGACGTCTTCCAGCACGGCGCGACCGACGATGATGAAATCTCGCTGCTCAACGAAGAGCCAGTCGACAAAACCAACCTGCGGGTGCGCTACAGTCCGGAATTGAGTGTGGAGCACGTCGTCATCGAACTCAGCGCGAATCGCGTCACGAGCACGCAGACCGGCAAGGTGATCAGCGCCGAAGTGGTGATCGATCTGGAGTGGACAGGCGTCGTCATCTTGCACCAATTTCTCGGCTTCCTGCTGCAACAGAAGGAGGACTGATCCATGTCTTTTGTCGCTCCTGACACGCACGCGCGCCTTGGCGAAGTGGTCGGCAACGGTCACTGCATGGTGCACGTGCAGACGGTGGCTGGCGTGCCGCATTCCTCGGTGCTGCGCCGTGGCAACCCGGCAAAGGGTTCGGGCTTTCCGCGCGGCACCATCATCGCGACCTTCGACGACGACGGGCTCTATGCCAACGCCACGGACGGATCCAGCCACATCGCTATCCTGTTAGAGCAGACCGACGAGGGTCTGAAGGTCGTCGACCAGTGGGTGGGCCAGCCCGTGCATGAGCGCGTGATCCGCTTCAAGGGCGGCCAGGGTCAGGCGTGCGACGATGCGGACCAGTTCTACATCGCCGAGACGGCAACGCAGACGGAGAAGGCGTGATCCCTCCCAAGGCCGATGTCAGCGCAAGCGGCCCGATCAACGGCATGGGCGAGCGGGATTATCACGGCTCCTACGTGCAGATCGCCGTTGTCTCGGAAGATGGCAAGCAGCAGGCATTCCGCGTCTCGTTCGGCGGTGCCGACCAATTGAGAGCGGATCTTGTGGCGATCCTGCGGCTTATGGCTGGGCGCGAGGCCGCGTGACGCTGTTCTTCCTCCTGGCCGGGATGCTGATCGCGCTCGGGCTGAGCGTCCTGGCGGGCTTCATCACCGAGTGCATCGCCGACACCGTTCGGCGTGATGGCTGACGATTACGGCACCGGCAAATTGGTTCGCGTCGTCTGCGACCGCTTTGTGGCCGGGCTGCTGATAGGACGCGAGAGCCGGCGGGTCGTCGTCGCAGCGCCAATCTTGCGCCACTACCTCGGCTGCTCGGAAGATAAACTGAGGCAGAGCTTGCGGAGGCTGGGCCTGAAGGCGACCGTGGTGCGGGATTATGGCTGAGCCGCCGCCGAACGGGCACGGCACCGGCACGGTCGGGGCGGTCAGTCGAACCGCGTCGAAGCTGATCGACACCCTGCCAGCGCAGTTCATGGTTCTGGTGCTGTTGAACTCGATCTACGTGGTCGGCATGCTCTGGTTCCTCAACGTGCAGGCCGATCGGCGCGACCGTAACCTCGGTCCGATCATTACGTCCTGCTTGCAACAGGTGCCGATCTCGGTGGTGGAGCGACTGTTGAACCGCGAGCAGCAGGACCGGGATATACTGGACGAATACGCCAAGCCACCGGAGCCGCGCCCCCATCCGAGGCCGCCACAATGATCCGCATGGTTGCGCTCGTGCCCTGGATCAACTGGGACCGTGAAGGTCAGGTCTATCCGGGAATGGAGTTTTTCGCACCCGAAAACAGGGCGCGGGAACTGAAGCTGTCTGGGCTGGCTATCCCGGCGGTAGGAGACGGGACACGGATCAAGGTGATGGCTGATGCGCCCGCTGACGGGTCGCCTCCACCGCGTCCCAGACCGCGCCCAAGGGCTGGCAAGCGCGCGCTGCTGCAACTCGCTGCGGGCGCTGACTTCGTGCGCATGCTCGATCTGACGGCAGACGTGCACGCGCGCTACTGCGCCGCCTGGGGAGTCGAGTTCATCGCGCAGCGCGAGGACCGCCCGAAGAAAGTCGTGCGCCCCCTGCACTGGCGCAAAGTCGAAATGATGGGCTGGGCGCTGGATCGCGGCTTCGAACAGGTGCTCTGGCTCGACGCCGACAGCATCATCGTTGACGCGAGCGTGGACCTGTTCAGCACGTGCACGTGGGGGGTCGGCCTCTGCGAGTGCTGGGACAGCCCAACGACGCCGCGACATCTCAACACGGGGGTGGTGTGGCTGGCGTCCTCCGACGAGGTGCGCGCCTTCGTAGCCGCGTGGCAAGCGATGCCGCCGCATATGAAATGGGAGGACCAGGGAGCGCTCATCGAACTGATGAATCAGCGGCGTTGGCGCAACCTGCTGACGATCCTGCCGAACCGCTTCAATTGGGTCGAGAAGCACATGGAGTCCGACCGGCCCGTCGTGCGTTCCTTCCACGGCGAGCGCGACCGGCTGCTGCGCATGCAGGCGCTGCTGTCGCGCGGGGTCGAGCAGGCCGCTTGACGCCGCTCGTCCTGCGCTGTCCCTACGGGCTGGGAGACGCGATCTACATCCGCCCGGTGATCCGCGATCAGGCGCTGAAGCGTGACGTCTATTGCGAGACGCCGTGGCCTGAACTCTACGAGGACCTCCCGGTCAGGTTCATCGAGCCTCCGACGACGCTGCGGGTGCAGGCGGCGCAGATGAAGCGCCAGCTTCCCTCACGCTGGTCGCCCCGCCCTGCGGTCGCCGAGACGCGCACCCTCTACTACAGCGCGGAGGCGTTCTCCCAGGGCAACGTCTATCAAGCGATGGCGCACCAGATGGAGCCGGTCGCGCGACCGCTCTGGGACCTCCCGGACATGGGCCCCTGCCCGTTCGACACGTCTGACTCCCCGCTGGTGATCGTACGACCGTGCGTCGTGCGCAAGGACTGGCCGAACCCGTCGCGCAACCCTCGACCGGAATACGTCGCGCAGATCTCGGGCGATTTGAAAGCGCGCGGCTACGCGGTGGTGGTCGTCTGCGACTTGTCGGCGGGGGAAGAGTGGATCGAGGGCGAGATGCCCCCGCACAACTACGCGCTGACAAACGGCGAACTCTCGACGCGCCAACTGCTTGCATCCGTGCAGAATGCAGCGCTGCTGGTGGGCGGCGTCGGATGGATTGTTCCAGCAGCCATAGCAGCGCACACTCCTGCCTTCATCGTGCTCGGCGGAAACGGCGGGGCTAACGCTCCCGACAAGATCATCGATCCGCGCATGGACGCGAGGTTAGTGGGGTTTGCATGGCCGGAGACGCTTTGCCTTTGCAGCGATCAACATCACCAGTGCCGGAAGGATATTCCCGATCTGATGCAGCAGTGGCAAGCGTGGCGTGGATCGATCAATCTCTGATCAGGCTGCTGCGCACTGAAGACAGCCTGCAATGGTTCGTCGAGTTCGACATTGGCTTCTATCCGGTGCCCGACATCACACTGGTATATGACGAAGCCTATTTCGCGAAATATGTCGGCTACGCAAAGACGGCGCGCGGCAGGCTCTTGAACCGTCAGCGCGTCTCGCTCGTGCGGCGGCACTGGCCGGGCGCGGTCGTCGATGTCGGCATCGGCTGCGGATCCTTCATCGAGGCTATCGGTGACGATTCGAAGGGCTTCGACATCAACCCCGCCGCAGTTCGCTGGCTGATCAAGCACAACTGCTTCCGTGATCCGTATCTGCACGGCGTAGATGCCGCCACATTTTGGGACAGCATCGAGCACATCGCCGACTTCCCGTCGCTGCTCGCGCGCGTGCGCCAGTTCGTCTTCATCAGCGTTCCGATCTTCGAAGGCTCGGCGCACGTGCTGCGTTCGAAACACTATCGCCGGGACGAGCATTACTGGTATTTCACCGAAGCCGGTCTGACGCGCCTAATGGCACGGCTCGGCTGGGCGCTGGTCGAATCGAACGATGCGGAGACAAGGGCGGGACGCGAGGGGATAGGCTCGTTCGCGTTTCACCGGGAGGACGCGCCGTGCTGGTAAGCATTCTCATCCTCGCCCTGCTCTTGGTCGCGCTCGGGTTACTGCCGACGTCGCCACGCATGGCAGACTACGAGTGGGGCTACTATCCGAGTGGCACCAGCTTCCTGTTGATCATCATCCTGCTCGTGCTGCTGGGGACGGGATATTTGTGATGTTGGTCACGAAGACAGCGCGCGCGCGCACTGTAGGCGAAGAGCCGGTCACGCTCGACGAAGCGCGCCAGCACCTTCGTCTCGACGTCGGCGGAAGTCCTCCTTCGCATCCAGACGACGGGCTGATCGTCGAGTGGATCACTGCCGCGCGCCAGTTCGTCGAGCAGGAAACCGGCCTGACGCTCGTCACCGCTTCAGTGACGGATGTGCGCGACAGCTTCGAAGGCACTGCGCAGCGCCACTCCATGGGCGCGCAATACAGCTACGGATACGCCTGGGGTTACGGCTACTATCCCGGCGAGGGGTCGTTCCTGTGGGATCGCGGCCACGGCGGGGGACGCCCGTCGTTCGTGCTGCTGCGCGCGCCGGTCATCTCGATTGACTCGTTGCGCTACGTCGACACCAGCGGCATCGAGCAGACGATGACGGAGGACGAGTATCGCGCCACCGACGACGGCGTGCTGACGCGCCTGGAGCCTGCGCTCGGGCTGTCATGGCCGGTTCCCTACTACGGTGCGCACGGCGTGGTGACGGTCGACTATACGTGCGGTTACGACCCCGATCCGGTGCCCTCCGCGTTGGTGACCGCCGTGAAGATGATGCTGGCCATCTACTATGAGAACCGCAGCCCGATTGCGATCAAGCCGCTCGGCTTCGATGCGCTCGTCGACAAGTATCGGGTGCTCTGATGCAGACGCAATTCCCGAAGCCCATTCCAGGCTTCGACATCCCGCCTCTGGTTCCGCAGTCGATACCGCCGCGCTCGGTTCCGCCATGGTGGGAGCGCAAGCACTTCCTGTCGTTCCTGATCGAGCACTTCGACTGGAAGATGGGGGCCGAGATCGGCGTCGCAGAAGGTCGCACATCGTCCTACCTGCTGGGCAAACATCCAGAACTGCACATGATCGGGGTCGATGCACGGAGGGTGTTCTTCGACCACGCCGGGCCGGACGATTTTATGTGCTGGGACCATGACGCGCTGCGCATACTTGCGGAGGCTAATCTCGCTCCGTTCAAAGACCGCTGGGCGATGTTCGAAACGCTAAGCGTCGAGGCCGCCGAGAAGGTGCCTGACGGAAGCCTGGACTTCGTGTTCATCGACGCTGACCACAGCGAGGGCGCGTGCCGCGCCGACATCATCGCGTGGCTGCCGAAGGTGCGTGCGAACGGCTGGCTGCTCGGGCACGACATCAACTGGAGCGGCGTGCGCGCGGCGGTCGACGACCTCTATCCTGGCTATCACATCGGCCCCGACGTCGTGTGGTTCCGCCCGGTGCATCCGGTCGTGAACTGGTGGTGGTGGCTGTATGTCGGAAACTAAAAAGCAACAGCCAGCAGCCGGTGCTCGCGTCGTCTATCGCTCAGAATGCGGAGACGACTACTTCGGCGCAATCGCTGCTATCTCGCCCGCCGGGGTCGCCACGCTGGCGCTCGACAATGGAATGCGCGTCTCAGGCGTCGAGCAAAGCGATGCGCCAGACAACACGCTTTTTCTCAACAGTTGGAACGTGATCGAGCAGAGTCCTTCGCAGACGGAGCGCAGCGACGAGCCGGGCATCTGGCTCGATGCGCTTTGCGCGGGGCTGGTGGCGGCGCTCGTCGATGCAGCAGACGGGCACTTTCCGCTGAACGCGAGCGGGCTTCCAGCAGCGCTTGACTCCTTCCGCAGGGGCGTCGGGCTGGTGCTCGACATCAAAGACTGATGGCGCTCAACGTCCCCACGATCGGAAAGCTGCGCGAGCGAATCCGCATCGACAAGCAGGTGATCGTGCCTGACAGCATGGGCGGGCAGCCAGTGACGTGGCAGCCATACGTCACGATTTGGGCACAAGTGGTGCCTATCCCTGGCGGCCCTGGCGAGCAGGTCGAGGGCGGCGGGCTGGCGGCAGTCGCTACCTACCAGTTCGTGGTGCGCCGCCGCGCCGACCTGAGTGAAGTGCAGCGCATCGTCTGGCCCGTCGATCCGATGACCGGCGCGGACATCCCGGCCTCGCTTCAGTTCAACGTCCGTTCGGTTGATCTGCCGCCCAGCCTGGAAATGTATATGGCCATCGAAGCCGAAGCCGGGGTGGCGATATGAGCCTGATAGAAGGTCACTCGCGCGCGACGTTGGACAAGCGTTTCAACGCGCTTCTAAACCGCCTGCCTGAGGTCGTCACCCAGCAGTTGAAGAACACCATCAACCAGTCCGGCAATGAACTCTACAACGCGATGATGGCGCGCGTTCCCAGGCGCACTGGGAGGCTGGCGAAAGCTATCGGGTTCAAACTCGACAAGAACGGACTGGTGGCTCAAGTGGGCTTCTCCAGCCAAGTGTTCCCACGGCAGTGGAAAGCTGGAGGGCGCTTCGCCCATCTGATCGAGTTCGGCACGAAGGGAACCTCCGGTGGTGGGCGGATCAGCAAGAAGACCGGCAAACCCCTGCGCGCGCACGCAGCGACCCCAGCGCAGCCGTTCATCTTCCCGGCGCTGATCGAGAAGGGGCCTGAGATCATCGAACTGCACAAGGACGCGGTCGAGGGCGCGCTGGAACTGGCATCGCGAGGACTCGGGTGAGCGCGACGCTGGATGCTGGAGCAGCGGTGCAGACGGCGGTCTGGCAGGCGCTGACTGCCGTTCCGCCCATCGGCGCTGGCGTCTATGACAGGGTGCCTGAGAACGCAGCCTACCCCCAGATTGAAATCACGGGAGGAACGCAGCGCGACTGGTCGCATGCAGTCGTGCGTGGCGAGCAGATCACGGTCGAGATTCACGTCTGGAGCCGCTACAATGGCTACGCGGAAGCGCGAGCGCTGATGGCGGAAGTGCGCAGGCGGTTAGACCTTCAACCGCTGGTGCTGCCGGTCGACGGTATGAATCTCGTCGACATGATGTATACCACCACCGATCTGATGCTGGATGTTGACATGATGACACGGCATGGGATTGTTCGCTTCAACGCAACTGTGACGGTGCCGTAGCATGTGGGTCGAGGCGACTGCGCTCTGTTCGTGGATCATGCCCAACCGCCGCGCGTTCTATTACGTCAAGGGAAGCTTCGTCGATTTGCCCATCGATTGGGCTGCGAAGTTCATATCCGAGGGAACGGCGATTGTAGCGAAAGACCCGGAAGAGCCTGTGTTCGCCGAGCCGTTTGTCCCTCCCTCGCTCGGCAATGACATGCTGACGGTGGCATGCGTCTACAAAAGCGGCGGCAAGTATGACCACGCCGACTACGTGGGCAAGCTGGCGCGAGCAGTGAAGCGCCACCTGACGGTGCCGCATCGCTTCGTCTGCCTGACGGATGCAAAGCGCAAGGTCACTGCCGACATCGACGTCATTTTTCTGGAGAAGAACTGGCCGGGCTACTGGTCGAAGATCGAGATTCATCGGCCCGGCCTGTTCAAGGGGCCGCTGCTCTATCTCGACCTCGACACGGTGATCAGCGGCAACATCGACGGGTTGGCGAACATCGACGCGCCGCTAGCGATCGCCTGGGACATGATGCGCAACTGGGTCAACTCGTCGCTCCTGTTCACGCGCGTCGATCTGTCCTGTGTCTGGGAAGCGATGGTCGGGGACTCTGCCGACATCATCGCGCGATATGACAGCGGCAACGGCCCCTACCACGGGGACCAAGGTCTGCTTCAGGACGTGCTGACGGCGAAGCGGATCCAGTGGCGCTGGATGCAATCGATTCGCCCGCACGAAGTGATCTGGATGCCACCGGGCCTGCGGGGCAACAAACCCCCTGCGGAAACAAAAATCGAGATGTGGTATGGGGACCCGAAGCAGCCGGATGTCGGCGGCGCGTGGCTTAACGAGCACTGGACGTAACCGCGAGCGTGCGGCGTCGCGCTCTTCTCTTAGTTGGGGACAAAAACAATGGCTGCTCCGACGACTCCCGCCACCTTCACCACCGCCTACCGGGGGCGCGATGCGCTTTTGAAAGTTTCGGCTGACGGCGGCTCGACCTACACGCTGGTCGGGGGCTGCCGCACCACGAACGTCACCTACAATAACAACCCGGTGGATGTCAGCAACGCGCTGTCGCAGGGCTACACCGAATTCATGCCGGACGCCGGGAACAAGGAACTGCAAGTCGCGCTGGACGGCATCATCACCAACGACGCGATGCAGATCATCTTGGAGACGTCAGCGCGGGATCGCACACTGCTCGCTTATCGCATCAACTACAGCGGCGCGGGCATCTTCACCGGCTTCTTTGCCATCTCAACTTTCACTATCAACGGCATCTACAATCAGGCCCAGACCTTCACCGCCGCGCTGGTGTCGTCAGGGCAGATTGTCTACACGCCGGGCTAAGGGTGATCGATGGCAACGCCTAACAAATTCCGCAAGGAAACTGAGCTTAAGCTCAACGGGCACACCTATGCCTGCCGCCCGTCACTCGACAAGATGGGGAGGATCGAGAGCCGGTTCGGTCCCGCCCTGCCGCTGCTGCGCCGCGTTGGGGCCGGAGAAGCGACCCAACTTGAACTGGCGCAGATCGTCGCCGTCATGCTGCGCGGTGTGCCGCACGCGCCGCGCGAGGCCGATATCCCGGAACTGATCTTCGAAGAGGGATCGGCTGGCATCGGCGGAAGCATCGTCAACTTCCTCGTCAACGGCGTGACGGTGGACACCCCGGAGAAGCCCGAAGAAGAGAATGCCGAGGGCGACGCGGGAAACTGACTGAGCCGAAGCCGCTGCCCTACCTTCGGCTGCTACAGCAAGGGCTCGGGTGGCTTCGGTGGAGCCCGGATCAGTTCTGGAGCGCCACGCTCGATGAGTTTACCCAGGCGGTCATCGGCTACGGCGAGACGCGCGGTGTGAAACCGCAGGGGCAGCTACCGCTTCCCGAGGAGGAATACGACCGCCTGCTCGCCATGGTCGAGCGCGAGATCGAGGCAGAGGAAGAGGCGGAAAGGGCAGCGGCATGAGCGGGAACGTCGAAGCTGGCAAGCTGCTCATTCAGGTCGAGGCGACGACCGAGAACCTGAAGCGGCAACTCGACGCGGCCCTGGCGGCGGTCAACTCCGCGACCTCCGGCATGGCCGACTCTGTCAAGAAGGTCGACACCGCGTTCGGTGGCATGGGTGACGCCATCGAGAAAGCGCTCGGATTTTTAGGGAAGCTGACGGGCGGATTTTCGCCGGTCGCTTCCAGCATGATCGGCGTCGTCGCGGCAGGAACCGGCGTCGAGCGGATGTTCGAAAAGATCGGCGAGGCAGCGATTGAAACCGCGAAGTCTGTCGCCGAAGCTGGTGACGAGCACATAAGGCTCGTTGCGCAGTTGACCGCAGTCACCGGATCGGCGGAAGCCGCCGTCGAAGCGTTTGATAAATTAGAAGCGCTAACGCTGCAAACCGGCGTCGCCGTCGGACAGTCGGCGGACATGTTCAAGCGTCTGACCGTTGCCGGGAAGGAAGTCGGCCTCACCACCGACGAAGTCCAGTCGTTGGTTGCTATTCTGGAAAAGGCCGGCGTTGCGGCTGGCGCATCCGGTTCTGAGATCGCGAGCGTCACTAACAGCCTGACCGTGGGCTTCCTGTCGGGGACGGTGAACGCGCGGCAGTTCCGCAGCATCATTACCGAGATGCCGACGCTGGCGGCAGCGATAGGCGATTCGCTCGGCATGTCTGTCGAGCAACTGATGGCGATGGCGAAGCAGGGCAAGCTGACGGCTGACGTGCTCCAGAGCGGCATCCTCGGCGCTGGACAAAGCATCGACACGACATTCGCCAAGGTCCCGGAGACGATGGATCGCGCGTGGGGAGAGTTGAAAGGGGGCATGGATCAATTCGGTGCCGCGCTCGACAACGCGCTGGGCATCTCGCAGCGGATCGCACTGACATGGCACGACATCGCGCAGACGGCGGCCGGGTGGGCGAAGATCATCAACGGACCAGACGCGCTGGAGAAAGCTGCTAACGATCTGGAAAAAGCCAAGACCGCGATGGTGGATGTCGATGCTGAACTCGAAAGACGCGCAAAGGCTCGCAGTCTTAAGCAGGACACAATCCCTGCGCCAGAGAGCTTCACCAAGACGGTGGATCCGTTGGCGCGTGACCAGACTTACAACTTCTATGCCGGAAAGACGGACGCGCAACTGGCGGAAGACAAAGCAAAGCTGCTGAAGGGTGTAACCGACGCGCAAGCGGCGCAATATGAACTGCTGCGCCACGGCGCGTTGGCCGAGCAGGCAGCAGATCAGGCAGCGCACGCTACCGCCGAAAAGAACCTTGACGAGCACAACGCCGCCATCCTCACCAAGCTGCAAGCGGGCTACGACAAGCGCGCGTCCATCCGCCAGAAGTATGACGAGCAGTCGGCGCAGCTTGACAAGATGCAGTCGCAGCTTGTGCCGGGGATGGACAACACGAAGGCGATTTCCGACATCGAGAAGGCGCGCGCGGGTATTCTAAAAGAGGAAACGGACGCGCTCGACGCGGTGACTAAATCGGAAGAGGCGCACAACAAGAAACTCGATGAGGCGATCAAGAAGGCCGATGACGTAGTCGCTTCGACGCAACTCCAGGCGGATAAAGCGAGGGAACTCTACGAAGTCCACAACCTCGGCGCGGACGCGATTGAGAAGGCCAACATCCAGGCGAAGATCAATCAGGAACTGACGAGGGCGGGCATACCGCTGATCGCTGGAGCGACGGACGCCTGGGCGCAGCAGCGGGCCGAAATCACCAAGAACGTCAACACGACGGTGACCTACGACGACAAGCTGAAGAACCTCACCGACTCGCAGAACCAAGCGAAGCAGGCGGCGGAGGAATACGCGCGGCAGTTGGCGCAGGAATCGAAAGCTGTTGCCGACCAAATCTCCACCGGCTTCTATGACATGCTCACTAACGACAAGAAGGGACAGTCGTTCCTCGACTACTTCAAGGGGCTGTTCAAGAAGCTGGCGGTGCAGGCGCTGAGTGCGAACATCGTCCTGCCGATCATCGCGCCCATCGTCAGTGCAGGAGCGAGCTTCCTCGGCGTCGGCACGGCGGGTGGCAGTTCGCAAGTCTTCAATGCAGCCGGACAAGTTATCGGAACGCTCGGCGGTGGGGCTGGTGCTGCTGGCGTCCCTGCTGGCGTAGCTGGTGCGAGCACAGGCAGTGGGCTGTTCGGCGGCGGGTCTGTGCTCGGCAGCCTGTTTCCCGCTGCATCGGCAGCAAACAGCATCAGTGGTGGTTCGATCTTCAGCAGTATAGGCAATAGCCTCGGGCTGACTGGCTCCGGCGGCGTGTTCAGCAGTGGTGGCTTCCTCGGCAGCGGAGGGACAGTCAGCGGACTTCTCAATACGCAACTCTGGTCGGGCGCTACGACGATGATGCCGGGGCCGACCTTGTCTGGTGCAGCCGGATTCATGGGCGCTCCCGGCGTCACACTCGGTTCGGTTCTTGGCGGTGCTGGCGCGGGCTTCGGTGCGGGGATGCTGGTCAATAGCCTGCTGGGCGGAAAGCAGACCGGCGGCACCATCGGATCGGCTGGCGGGGCTCTCGCTGGCGCAATCGCTGGCTCTTTCATTCCGGGCATCGGCACCCTGATCGGCGGGCTGATCGGCGGCGCGGCTGGCGGCGGCCTGGGCGGGCTGATCGGGCCGGGGCCGAAGCATCAAGCGTTTGGTATCACGGTGCAGCCGAACGCCCAGGGGCAGCTTGCCGTGACCAACGCGGGTGGGACGGACACCGCCTCGCTCAAGGCCGCGCTGGACGACGCCAACGCCCAGATCGCGCAGATCAACCAGATCATGGGGGCCTACGGTATTCGCGCGACCGGCGCTGGCGTGATCGGGCAGGGAAACAATGCCACGCAACTCGCCACCTTTGGGGCGATGCTCGCCAGCGGACAGTCTCTCGCCTTCCGTGGCCCGGCTGGATCTGACCTCGACACCGCGCTGAATACCGCGAGTGCGAAGGGGGCGATCGGCAGCCCGCAGGCGCTGTCAGACCTTGTGTCGTTCGTGACCGGCACATACGCGGCCCTGTCGAAAACATCGGAGAAGACCAATCAATACGACGACGCCATCACGGCGCTCAATGCGACCTATGCCGACGCCATCTCAAAGGCGCAGAGCTACGGGCTGGCGACAGATGGATTGACGACGCAGTTAGCCGATGGCGTGACCAAGATCAACGCGGCCCACCAGCAGGCGATCAACGCCCTGCAAGGCGGGGCTGACGTTGCGCTGTTGAACGCGCAGGGGCGCACATACGAAGCGAATGTCTATGGCATGGGATCGGGCAAGCAAAAGCAGCTTGACGACCTCCGCGACCAACTTGAAAGCCTCGGCTTGTCGGCGGCGGATGCGGCACCGTGGGTCGACAAGCTTAGTCAAGCGATCGACCTGCAAATCGTGGCGGTGCAAAACGCCAACCAGCTTGCGATCAAAAGCACTCTGATTCAATCTCAGATCGATGCTTTGAACGCGCGCGGTCAGACTTATGAAGCCGGGGTGCTGAAGGCGACACAGGACAATGCCGCTGCGGTCAAGAGCCTGACCGACACCCTGACCGCGCTCGGGGTCACGGCTGATGACGCCAAGCCCTACATCGACGATCTGACCGCCGCGCTCGCGGAGCAGGCCAAGGCGGCAGCCGCAGACAACGCAGAGTCGATCCGGCAGAAGACCGCCAGCCTGCAACTGGAAGTCATGAACGCGGAGGCGGCGCTCGATCCCGCGAAGAAGGCGGCGGCTGACATGGCCTCGCTGATCGAGAAGCAATACGAAGATCAACTCGCTCTTCAGGCTTTCATGAAGTCACACGGCGCGACCATCGATGAGATGGTGAAAGCCTACACCCTGCTGGGAGACGCGCAGCAGAAGGAGCGCGACGCGCTGGCGGCGACCACAGATGCGGTCAACAATTCGACCAGTGCGCTGAACAACGCCGGTCAGTCTATTCAGGCTTACATCGACAAGCTGAATTCCACCAACGCAGCCGGGGCCTCGCCCATCGACCAGTATGCCGCCGCCTCAACGATCTATGGCCAGCAGTTGGCGCTCGCCAAATCGGGGGACCAGACGGCGCTCGGGAACATCACTTCCAATGCCGACAATCTCCTGCAGGCGGCCAAGGCGATGTTCGGCAGCGGTGCCGGATATCAGAACGTGGTCAGTATGATCAAAGAGACGCTGACGGGCCTTCCGGCAACCGTGGACTACAACGCCGAAATCCTGAAGGCGCTCCAGGCGCTCGGCGGCTCCATCGACGTCAATGTGGAACTGGATGTCGTGCGCCGGATCAGCGAGACGCTGATGGCGCTCTCGGACACCGACAAGGCCAAGCTGCAAGTCTCGGAGACGGTGCTGCACACGGTCGAGGAGCAGATGGGGAGGCAGCTAACCAACACCGAATTCGACCGCATCATGGCGCTGGCTGGATTGAGCCCGGAGGTCATTCAGACCATCGACCAGTCGATGCAGGGGATGACGCCGGACCAGTATGTGCAGGCGTTCAAGCTGGCGGACCTCGATCCAGCCGTGCTGCAACAGGTCACGCAGACGCTGAAGACCCTCGGCACCGCGTTCCCGACCGATGATGTTACCAAGACGATAACGCAGAACCTGACGGACACCGGGGCGTCGGAGATTACGCCAGACGATCTGCTGAAGAAGATCACGCAGCTGGTCACCAATGCCGGTGCCGACACGATTTCGGGCGATCCGATCCTGAAGGACATCCAGCAGTCGATTTCCAATATCGGCGTCTCCCTGGTGACGGAAGACACGATCTGGAAACAAATCTACCAGTCGCTTGCCAATATCGGCGATGAGATCATCACCAGCGACTCGCTCTACAAGAGCATCGTGCAGGACGTGACCACGACCGAGGCGCTGACCGTCCACATCAGCGACACGCTCGACGGCATCTTCGGCGAAATCAAACTCGTTCTTGACGCCATCAATTATCAAACCAGCCTGACCGCTTACAACACCGGGGTGATCGCCACCAACTCCTACGGCGGTGGCGAGAACGCGGGCAGAGAGGCGAACCTTGCGGGCGGCGGTTCCAATCCTGCTGATCTTAGCCAAGCCGGTCCTGGCGATGCCGGTGGGGCAGGCTATGCGCTCGGGGGCGTGTTCTCCCACGGCAGGGTGATCCCGTTCGCCAGCGGCGGCATCTTCAATCAGCGGACTTATGCGCCCATCGCGCTGTTCGGCGAGGCGGGTCCGGAGGCGATCATGCCGCTTACCCGAGACAGCAGCGGCAAGCTTGGCGTGAGCGTGATGGGTGGAAGCGGGCCATCCAGCCATGAGTCCGGCTCGGATGTGACTTCCGCCTTCGCCCAGGTGGGCGGGGTGATACGCGATGAAATCCGGCTGATGCGGACGGACATCCAAGACCTCCGCTCGACGCTGCGGAGGGCGGTGGCGAAGTGAGCATCGAGGCGGTGCTGGCCGGGATCATCGCCGACGCCAACGCGGCGGGCCACAACAGCGACCGCGAGGAGTGCGCGCACCGGCTGGCGCTGCACCTGCTCACTGAACACCCCGGCCTCTCGCAGGGCACGTTGATGGTGCTTGTGGCCGACGCGCTCGGAGTGATGCTGCGCTCAGCAGGCAAGAACGGGGTGGATGTGGAGAAGGGGTGGCGCGCCCTGGCCACCGTGACGCTGCTCCGCGCCCTGGCCCTGCCCCGTGGCTGATCAAATCTACCTCGCCGAGATTACCGCCTACGACCCAGGCATCACCGGCACGCGGGTGCTGCGCTACTGTTCCGGCGTCGGCTATGTCACCAAGCCCAGCGAGACGCCTGCCAACACGCTGTTCGAACCGCGCATCGTGCAGCCGTGCAACTTCACCCGCACCGCCTTCTCGGACGCCCGCATCATGGGAGGCACGACCGAGGGCTACGGCGAGATGGTTCTCAACAATGCCGATCAGGCACTGTGCCCGCTGATGAACTACGGGCTTGACGGGCGCTCGTGCATCGTCCGGGTGGGGCCGCAGGACGGGGCTTACCCCTCGGCCTTCACCACCTTCATCAATGGCACCATCGAGCAGGCCGAGGTGGGGGCGACCAAGGTCACGTTGCGGTTGCGCGACAACCTCATGTTGCTGTCGATCCCGTTGCAGCAGACGCTCTACCTGGGCAACAACAATCCCGGCTCCCCGCCCTCCACGCCGATGACCGGAGCCGAGGGAACGGTCGATGACATCATCGGCCAGCCGAAGCCGCTCACCTACGGCCAGTGCTATCACGTGCCTGCGGTGTGCGTGAACACCGGGCTCCTGATTTACCAAGTGCATGACGGGGCGGTGCAGGGCATCGATGCAGTGTTCGATGTGGGGGTGCCGCTGATCTTTGCCGGGGACGTAGCCAACCTCGCCGCCCTGCAATCAGCGGTGTTCCTGGCGGGCCGCTACATGACGTGCAACGCGCTCGGGCTCTTCCGGCTGAACGCGATCCCGGTGCGCACCACAGCCCATGTCAGGGGCGACAACGCGGGCGGCTACGTCAGCACGGTGGCGGGTATCGTCAAGCGGATACTGACGCAGCGCGCGGGGATCGCCGCCGCAGCCTGCGATGCGAGCTTCGCCGCCCTCGACATCTCGTTCCCGGCGCAGTGCGGGGTCTGCGTCGGACCGGGGCAGACGGGCTCCACATCAGCGGCCCCGCAATCGACGCTCCTGCGTCCGGTGCTGGCTTCGACGGTGGGGATCGGCAACACGGTGCAGGCGGCAATCGATGCGGTGCTGCTGTCCGGGGGCTGCTGGCTGGCTCCGACGCGCATCAACACGTGGAGCATCGCCCAGCTTGTCGCGCCTGTAGGCGCGCCTGTGGCGAGCTTCACGGATGTGGACCTGATCGCGGTTGACAGCGAAGCCACATCCGACCCGACCGCAGGCGTTCCGGTGTTCTCGGTCTTCCTCCGCTACAAGCGGTATGCGGGGGCGCTCGCCAGCAAAGAAGTCGCTGGCTCGTTGTCAGCAGCGGTGGCGGCCGACATCAGCAGCGAGTTCCGCACCGCGAACCAGTTCGACAATTCGGTGCTGACGCTGCATCTCCTGGCGGCAAGGCTCTACCGCGACACCTGCATGACCGTCGTGGCGGACGTCAATGCGGAATGCGCCCGCGTGCTGGCACTGCACAAAGTGCGCCGGGATTTCGTCAAGGCAACGGTGCGGCTTGACCAGACCAAAGCCGCGATTGACCTCGGCTCGGTTGTTCAACTGATGACGAACCGGCTGGGATATTCGGCGGGGAAGTCATTCATCGTCGTCGGCATCGCCAGCGACGGGCGGAAGAACGAACTCACACTCGACCTGTGGGGCTGATAGTCTGCCGCCATGAAATCCATCGGCATCTCGTTCCAGAACCTGTCCGATGCCGCAACGCTGTCGGCGGGCTCCTGGGTTTCGACGTTGCCGCTGACGAACTTGCAGGACCCGCTGATGTCGAGGGTCGCGCGCTCTACCAACGCGCTCGCCGCCTCGACCCTGATCCGCCTCGATCTCCTGGCCACCAACGTCAACATCCGCATGCTCGGCCTGATCCGGCACAATTTTTCTTCTGCGGCGACCTACACCGTTTACGCCGGCACGACGCCCGGTGGGTCTGACGTCTACAGCAGCGGGGCGCAGCCGGTGTGGCCGCCGGTCTTCCTTCCGGGTGACCTTGAGTTCGAATATGACTCGTGGTGGCTGGGCTACGCTGTCGATTCGAACATCGCCAACTACCCGTCCTCGCTCTGGCACGATGCGGGAGCGAACTATCAGGCGCGCTACTGGTCGATCCAGATCACCGACACCGCGAACGCGGCGGGCTATGTGCAGATTTCGCGCCTCTGGATGGGGCAGCTATGGCAGCCTCCGCACAGTTTCGAGTTCAATTCAACAACGATCTGGGAAGCGCGGGACGTGGAGGAACAGTCGCTCGGCGGGGTGCTCTTCTTCGATCCGCGCCCGAGTGCACGGGTCTTTTCCTTCTCGTTCGGTGCGCTGACGCATCAAGAATCGTTCGGCGTGATCTTTGAAATCCAGCGCGTCGCCAAGAACAGCGGTCAGGTGGTGGTCATTCCGGACATGGACGATCAATACTTCTTCAAGCGCAATCTGCTTGGGAGGCTGCGGAAGATGGATCCGATCAAGCAGCTAACGTGGAAGATTCATTCGGCGGCTTTCGAAGTGGAGGAAATCCTATGAGTGCGGATGCACGGGCGCGGCTGGCGCTGCGCGTCTACAACGACTATGCCAACGGCGGGCACCGGACGGTGTTCGTGCCGGACCTGAATGACGTTTCAAATGTTGTTGGCGAAGCGGTTGCCGCCGACACCGATGCTATCCACCAAGCGCAGCTTGCGGCGGCCTCGCTGGCTTCGATGGTGGCGCTCGGTCCAGGCGGCACCCAGGGCATCGGCGTGCCGGACCCGGACCGGGTGCCGCTCGCGGCCTTCCTGGGGAGTGCTGCCTTCCTCGACGCTGACACGGTCCTCGGCATTCAGGTCACGCTGCTGAGCGCGGCTTATCAAATGGTCAGCCAGGACCGGGGCAGCCTGCTCGTGGCAACCACCGGCACCCTGACGTGGACGCTTCCGCTCTCGACCGACGTGCCGTGGAACTGGTTCGTTCGCTACAAGAACCGGAGCGGTGCCAACCTCACGCTCGCGCGCACCGGTGCGGACACCATCGATGGGGTGGCGGCGAACCTGACGGTGGCGACGGCGAGCAGCGGCTACATCGTGCGCAGCGGCGCTGGCTTTGAGCACGCCTGACCGTGACCACCAACTACCCCACCACCATGGGCGGCAGCGAGGTCGTATTCCTCGCCGCCGGCCCGCCGACCGCCACCGACGATGTCAGCACGTGTGGCGCGCGCGAGGGCAACCGCTGGCACGATCAGACTGCCGACGCTTGGTATATCTGTTCTAACGCGACGACCGGAGCGGCGGTGTGGCAGCATCTCGCGAGCGGCAGCGGCGGGATCAGCGACGCACCCAGCGATGGCAAGACCTACGGCAGATTGAACGCCGCGTGGTCGCAAGTGCTGCCGATCACGGGCGGCATTCTCACCGGGCCGGTGACGGTGACGAGCAGCGTGGTCATGACGGGACCTCTGGTCGTCGGTGATGCCACCATATCCCCTGGCGCGCCAACAGTAGCAGCCAACGGGATCACTATTGACCGGGTGGCAGCGGGCGCTAATGCCCCGCTCTGGTTCAACCGCGCCGCAGGGCATTCCGCTGTTATTCGCTCGCTCACTAGCGGGTCGATCCGCTGGGACCTGAAATTCGGCGACACTACGGCTGAAACAGGCGCGAATGTTGGTTCAAACTTTGGCTTGGACGCATACAACGACGCCGGGTCGTTCCTGTTCAATGTAGTCACATTCACCCGCGCAACCGGAGCGACGGCGCTCGGAGGGCCGCTGACGGTGGCGGGGACGACCGCGCTGAACGGCGCGAGCTTCGGCAGCGTGATCGGGGCAGGCTCGACCGATCTTTCCAAGCACATCGCGCTTTACAGCACGATCTACGGTTTCAGCGTCACCACCAGCCGTCTCAACTACGTCGCTGGCAGCGCCGCTTCGCATGTGTTCGTCCTCGGCACGGTTGATACTGCCACCATCAGCACCACTGGGCTGGCGATGGCGGCGACGAAGACGCTCACGCTGGCGCAAGACCCGACCGCAGCGCTGCACGCCGCGACCAAGCAATATGTCGATGTAGCCCCTCTAACATACTCGCGGATCAATACCGACGTTCACTTCGACCTCAACAGCATTCCGACCGCCAGCCCGACCTTTTACACGACAACAAATCAAACGGCGGGGGTGAACTGGCCGAGCGACATCTTCTCGCAGACCGGCTTTATCCTTACCGGGTCGAACACGAACGCGAACTGGTCGAACCAACTGCTGTTCGGCCCGCCGTCCAACACTACAAGCGATGCGGCGATCTGGTATCGCAACTCTAACAACGCGGTCTGGTCCCCCTGGTGGCGGATCATGACGGCGGCAGGTGGGACGTTTACCGGCAATGTCACCTTCAGCGGGACGGCAACCCTGAGCGGTGTCGCGACGGCGGTCACGCAAAGTCCAGGCGATAGCTCGACGAAGCTGGCGACCACCGCTTTCGTTGGCAGCGCGGTCGGCACCGCCGTTGCGGCTTCGGTGGTTTCGTTCAACACCCGCGTCGGTGCAGTGACCCTGGCCGCTGCGGACGTGACCGGTGTCGGTGGCGCGTTGCTTGCCAGCCCCGCCTTCAGCGGCACCCCGACAGCGCCGACGCCCGGCACCGCTGACAACTCGACCAACATCGCCACCACCGCGTTCGTCAGATCGCTCGGCTACGGCGTCGGCAGCATCACCGGGGTCACTGCGGGCGCTGGCCTGACCGGAGGCGGGGTATCGGGAACGGTGACCCTCTCCGTAGCGACCGGAGGCGTGACGAACGCCATGCAGGCCAACATGGCCGCGAGCACGATCAAAGGGAACAACACCGCAGGCGCTGCTGCCCCCATCGACCTCACGGTAGCGCAGGCGCAGGCGCTGCTCTCGGTGCCTGCTGTTTCAGTGACGACGCCGATCATGGACAGCGTGGCTGCGATTGGAACGCTGACCACCTACGCGCGCGCCGATCATGTGCATCCTTCGGACACCAGCCGTCTGGCGGCGAGCGGCGGGACGCTGACCGGCGGGACAATCTCGGGCGGGACGTTCAGCGGGAGCATCGCCAACAGCGCCACCGTCACGGGCGGCACGCAGGCTGGGACGCTGACCCTGACCGGGACGATCAGCGGGGGGACACTGAGCAGCCCCGCCCTGATCGGCCTGCCTACCGCGCCCACAGCCGCGCCAGGGACGTCCTCAACCCAGGTGGCCACCACGGCGTTCGTCGCTGCGGCTGCGGCTGCAGGGGTCGTCTCGTTCAACACCCGAACGGGAGCAGTGTCGCTGAGCAACGGCGACGTGGTGGCGGTGTTGCCGGGAGCGACGCTGACGCCGATCATGGACAGTGTGGCTGCGGCGGGAACAGACCCGACCTGGGCGCACGCCGATCATGTGCATCCAAGCGACACCAGCCGGGTCATCAAGGCGGGCGACACGATCAGCGGGCCGATGCTGATCAGCACCAACACGCTGGGGCCGGGCCTGACGATCAACACGCGCAGTGGCGCGGGAGGGGGATGGAGTTCATCTAACCAAGGCAGGCAGCTTCTTATCACGACGACTCCCGCTGGCAATAATCCTGCCATCGCGATGACCGACAATACCGGCACCCTCTACGCGGGCATTCTTTGCGCGGCAAACGGAACGAATACCCCGACGCTGCGCTTCGCCGGGATGCCAGCCTATAACGACGGCACGACAGCGATCAGCCCGCGCCTCGATATTGCTTATAATCTGGCGACGTTCAGCATTGGCGCTTCGTTCGGCACCGTGGCGGCGTCAAGCACGACCGACCTCTCGCGGCATCTGCAATTATTCAGCACCACCTACGGCCTGAACGTCACGTCAACTGGTCAGCGGCTCAACTACGTTTCAGCGAGCCAGCATGTTTTCGTGCAGGGCACGACCGACATCGTCAGCATCAATTCGTTGGGCCTGACGATGAACGCGGGCACGGCGACGCTCGGTGCAGCAACGGCCACCACCCCAGCGGCCAACAGCAACTCGACCGCCGTCGCTACCACCGCCTTTGTGCAGAGCAACGAGCCGCCGACGCTCGGGCGGAACCTGCTCCACAATCCGCTCTTCAACATCCAGCAGCGCGGGGTGGGACCGTGGACGGCGAACTTGAATTACACCGCCGACCGCTGGGCGCTTAGCCTCGTCGTCGATGCGGCCAGCATCTCGCTGGTGGCGATGGCCGATGCCGACCGCACCGGGGTGGGCGACGAGGCCGGAACGTGGATGCTGCAAGACGTCTTTACCGGCGATGCCGCCGTGACCTCGTTCCATTCCATCGTGCAGAAGATCGAGGGTGTGCGCAGGCTCGCGGGCAAGGTGGTCAACGTCTCCTTCTGGGCCAAGGCATCGGTCGGCACGCCAAAGCTCGGCGTCTCGCTCGACCAGAACTGGGGCACCGGCGGCTCGCCGTCCGCAACCATAGTGGGGACCGGCAAAGCGTCGGCGGCACTCAGCACGACCTGGACCTTCGTTAGCCTATCTTTCAACATTGCCAGCGCAGCCGGCAAGACGCTCGGAACCAACAACAACGACCACACGGTTTGCAACATCTGGTTTTCCGGCGGGACAAACTTGAATACCCGCGACGGCTCCATCGGCGTGCAGACCGGCACGGTGCAAATTTGGGGCGTGCAGGTCGAGTTCGGTGCAGCAACGCCGCTGGAAAAGCCGGACCCGCGCTACGATCTCTCGAACTGCCAGCGGTTCTATACGGCGTTCGCGGCCTACGTGCCCGCGTTAGCCTCTCCTGACAACCTTGTGCTACCCACGACGATGCGCACAACCCCCACGGTCGCGGGAGGCGGCGCGGGCTTTGCCATCACGAACGGATCGGCGGCGCTGATAACCGTTGCGCAGACCGCCGCTGCCAATCAGACGCTCACGCTCACCGCCGACCTCTGAAGGAGCCGAACATGGCCGAAGACCCCACACTGACCGCGACGCTGCTCAACATGATCGTCACCGGCTGTCAGATGCACGGCAACATCTTCACGTTGATGGGCAAAGGCGAGCCGCAATATCAAACCGATCCAGACAAGGTCATCATCGTTCTAAACGATGGCACCTATACCATCACGGTCGCTTATCAGGGGCCGCCGATCAAACTCGGCAAAGCAGCGGAAGAGGAACAGCCGACCGAGGAAGGGTCGCCGACAGTAGAATGATGGACCGGACCTTCTGGACGTGCTGGGGGCTGGCGGTCGCCTGCCTGCTGTTCGCGCTCTACGCGTGGGGGCGGCTGCACGGCTGGTCTCTGGTCACGCCCTGATGCTGCGCCCATCCTTCGCCTTCGACTTCACCAACGGCTACTACGATCCGCGCCTTACTTTTGCGCGCGCTTCGATCGGTTCCCATTCCAACCGCGTTGGGGCACTCAGCTACCGGCCTGCTGGCGCTCCCCGCTTCTGGCACAACTCCGATACCGCCGAAGCGTCAGGGCTGCTGACGGAAAGCGGTTCGACCAACTCGCTCCTATGGTCCGAGGGGTTCGACAATGCCGCGTGGGTCAAGACTGCCAGCACGGTCACCGTAAACGCCGGGGTGGCTCCGGACGGAAACACCACAGCCGATGCGATCACGGCAACCGACATCACCGCGAACGTGGCGCAGGCGGTGGCGATCACCGCCGGGCAGTGCGTGGCGTTTTCGGTGTTCGCGAAAGTCAACTCGTCCTCGCCCTACGTCTCGCTGGCGCTGACTTCCGGCGCGCTGACAGTGCCGGTCTGGTTCAACATCGCGACCGGCACCATCGGCCTGAGCGGAGCCGGATCGGGCAACCTGATTTTGCAATCGGCAGCGATCCGCAAATGGGGCAACGGCTGGTATCGCTGCTCGGTGCTGGTGAACACCACGACCATCACCAGCCTGACCGCTGCGTTCGCACCGTGCATGCAGAGCGGTGGAGCGGCGGTAAGCGGAAGCTCGGCGCTCTTCTGGGGCGCGATGCTGTCGCAGGAAGGAAACTCGGCTGCGAGCAACCGAGTCACCAGCTACATCGCGACCACATCCGCTGCGGTGACGCGCTCGCCCGAGACTTGCAGCCTGCCTTACGCGGCGCTCGATCCGGCGCTGTTCTACCAGAACGAGGGAACCTATTTTCTCGATTTCATGCTGCCGCCTGGGGTGAACGCCAGCAACCAACCGATCGCCGGGGCGAGCAATTCTGCCACGTATGCAACGACGCTCAGCATCACCACGGCTGGGACCAACCTCTCGCTGTTCGGCAGCGTGATCTACCTGGGGTCCGCGCAGACGGTGATTTCCGACACGGTGGCCTACGCCCCGGAGCAGCCGGTCAAAGTGGCGTTTCGGGCAGGCTCTAACGCGCTCGCAGGGCTTTGCGTCAACGGCAGGTCGCTTGTTCGCGCAGCGATCCCTTCGACATCCTGGCCGTGGAGCGGGAGCCTGCCGACATCGTTCCAATGGAATTCAACAGCCCAAGGTCAGGCGGCGATCCCGACGATGACACGCCGGTTCGCCTACTACTCGCGGATGCTGGCGGACACCGAGATGCAAAAGCTGACGGCGTGACGCGATGGCTCTGATCCGCCCCTCCCTGTTTCTCAACTTCGCCGATAGCCAGACGCTCGATCCGCGAGTGACATTCAGCCGTGCCTCGGCCGGATGCTACGCCGATAAGCTTGGAGTGCTGCGCTACCGCCCGGCGAGCACGCCCAGATTCTGGAACAACCCGACCGATGGCTCGCCGCTGGGGCTGATGCTGGAGGCCGCCGCCACCAACCTCCTGCTCTGGTCGGAAGCGTTCGACAATGCGGCATGGACGAAGACCGGCAGCACGGTTACGGCCAACACTTCAACCGCGCCGGACGGGAATGCGACTGCCGATCTGGTGACCGCCATCGATGCCACATCGGCGGTGTCGCAGGCAGTCTCTGTGCCCGCGAACAACGGGGTGGCTTACTCGGTGTTCGCGCGCGCCGGGGCCAGCAACTTCGTCTCGCTTTCACTGAACGATGGCACCAACCTCGTCTCGGCGTGGTTCAACCTCGCCACCGGTGTGACCGGATCAAACCTGCCCGGCGCGGGAACGCTGGTCTTCCAGGCATCATCCATCGAAGCATGGGGCGGCGGCTGGTATCGCTGCGGCGTGCAGGCGATGGGATCGACCATCACCACGGTGACAGCCTCGCTATCGCCATGTGCGGCAGACGGTGCGGCCCCTGCGGCTGGCAATGCCGTCAATGCCTGGGGGGCGATGCTGTCTGCGGAGGGGACCAATCCCAACATCTCGCGGCAGAGCAGCTACGTCGGCACGACCTCGGCTGCGGTGACGCGGGCCGCCGACAATGCCGTTCTGCCCTACTCCAAGATCGACGCCAGCGCCTTCAACCCGAACGAGGGAACCTATTTCGTCGACTTCATCGTGCCGCCTGGATCATGGACCTCTTGGTATGGTCCGGGTTTCGGCTTTGTTAGCAGCAATACTGGCAGCGATTATTGCCTGACCGGCCTGACCATTGGATACCCCGCCCTTGGGGCGATGGCGCTCGCGGTGCAGACGCAGCTTTGGGCGGGAGGTGCCAGTCAGGGGGTTGCGTCGGCGTTTCCATCGTTCGCCTTCGGCACGCCGGTCAAGGTCGCGGCCAGCTACAGCCGCACGGATCTCCTCAGGCAGTCGGTGAACGGAGGTGCGGTCACGAGCGCTGCGTCGATCCCGGCCGCGATGCCGCCGCTGCCATTAAATTTCACGTTCGAATTGTTTGCCGCATGGACGGTGGCAAGCGCAGTTTCCTCGCTGTTGACCCGCCGCTTCTCCTACTTCCCGCGCTACCTCTCGGCGGATCAAATGCAACAACTGACGGCGTGATCCCATGCTGCTGCGCCCCTCGATCTATTTCGACTACAGCGCCGGCTCGCTCGATCCGAGGCAATCGTTCACGCGCGCAAGCGCGGCAACGTATTGCGACCGCAATGGCATCATCCGCACGCGCTCGGCGGGTAACCCGCGCTTCGGTTATCAGCCGTCGAACGGCCAGCCTCTGGGCTGGCAGATCGGGTCGCAATCGACCAACTACCTGCTGTGGTCGGAAGACTTCACGAACGCGGTCTGGACCAAGACCAGCGCCAGCGTGACCGCAGCCATGGCGACCGCGCCAGATGGCAACAATACCGGCAGCCAGATCATGGCGACCGGAGCTGGCGGCAGCGTCTCCCAGGCGTTCACCATCACCGCCAATGACCTGATCCAATACTCCCTCTTCGCACGGAAGAGCGCCAGCCAGTTCGTCAGTCTAACACTTAGCAACGGCGTCAATCCCTGCGCCGTGTGGTTCGACTTGAACCAGGGCGTGGTCGGCGGGAACACCCCTGGCGGTGGCTCCTGCGTCTTCTCCGGCGCGGCAATAGAGGCGTGGCCGGGCGGATGGTTCCGCTGCACCATGAGCGTCAGCACCAACGCCAGCACGAACTTCACGGCGGCATTCCAGCCGGCTTCGGCGAACAACGCCAGCACCGCCACCAACGATGCCGTGATGGCCTGGGGCGCAAGCCTTTCCCATGGGGTGACCGGAGCCTTTTACGGTCGGACGCCAGCCTACATTCAGACGGCTGCGGCGCAGGGATCGCGCGCCAATGAGATTTCGCAATTCATCCTTCCGGATGCGAACTTCGATCCGAACCAAGGCACGTTCTTCGTGCACTACACGGTGCCGGTTGCCAGCGGACAGGCGGGCTGGACCGGAGGGTCGGGCAACACGATCAACGATTACATCTCGCTACGGCACTCCGTCAGGCTCGATGGGGGAGCTTCGAATATCTTCGGCACCATCGTCGCGGGGGGCGTGCAGGTCGCCCTCGCGCAAGACACCACCAGCGGCATCGGCTTTGAGACGCCGATCCGCGCGGCTTTCGCCTACAAACAGGGGGATGTGGCGGCGTTCTGCGTAAACGGCAGACCGGTCGTTCAATCTTCGATCCCTGCTGCATGGCCAGCCGCGCCAGCGCGCATCGTGGTCGGCGGGCAGCCGTTCAATCAAAACGTCTTGGCCGAGATCGCGATTCGCCGCTTCGCCTACTTTCCGCGCAAGCTGACGAATGCTCAACTGATCAAGCTGACGACCTGAGGACGCGCGCCATGTGGAAATACAGCTACCACCGCTTCGCCGATGAGGCCGCGTTCCACGCCGCTTGCGAGAGCGAGGGGTGGATACAGCACGGAGTGCTAGCGACGCCGCCCACCGTGAGCCTGGACCCGCTGGGACCCATCGCGGGCGAGCCGGACGGCTACTTCGTCATGGCAGCCTTCATGGGCGAGCAGCCCGCAAGCTTCAGCGCGAGCGCTGTGGTGCTCGCCAACCCCCCGCGCGTGTGGGCTGCGTGATTTTACGTCTTGTTTTTTGGATGTGCTGAACCGTCTCGACGTTCGTTCGCCTCGCGCGATACTCTACAGCCGGAATAGTCCGGCAAAAGGGGAACACGATGCGCAAGCTTCTCATCGCCAGTGCGCTGCTCGGGGCCACCGCCCTGACCGCGCCTGCCCACGCGATCCAGATCATCGGCTTCGGGGAAACCGGCGCGAGCACCGGCCTGACCGCGACCGAGACTTCGCCGGGGACGAGCACGCACTTTCAGGTCAGCAACGACCCCATCATCATCACGCAGATTCAGATGGGCCTCGTCACGCCGACCGGCGCGTTCATCCAACTGTCGGCGAACAGCATCGACACCGCCGTTCCGGTCGGCGTCTCCGGTATCCTTCAGCACTACAATGGTTCGTTCGAAATCACTTCGGCTGCTGGCGGAGCCGGGACGAACTATCTGTCCGGAACCTTCTCCGACGCTGCGTTCGGAACCTCCGGTGGTGATCAGCTATCGGTCAACATCGCCAGCCCGCCGGACACGCTGGTATTGACCTCCGACATCGGGCTGGCGACGCTACCGCCGTCGTCCTTCACGCTCGCGCTGTCCAGCCTGACGCCGCCGTTGTCGATCGACACGACAGGCGGGCCGGGCACGATCGCGCCGTTCAACGCTTTTTTCACCGGCGATGCCGATGCTTCTGCGGTTCCCGCTCCCGAGCCAGCATCACTCGCTCTTCTCGGTGTGGCACTAATCGGCCTCGGCTGGGTGCGCGCGCGCCGCGCGTAAAGGTCACTTGACGCGCGAGCGCTTCGGGTGAACAGCAGGCGGGGGGGTGGAGAATATTCCCCGCCTGCATTCAATTCAACAGAGAGAGAACTATCATGGCGGCACCTTTCCTGGCCTCGATCACTGTCCTGTCCGGCGCTGGCGCGCAGCCAAAGGGCGGCGGCGGTGCGACAACGCTGGCGATGATCTTCCCGCTGAGCGGCGATCACGCTGATCACGGCCCGGTTGACCCCGGCTGGGGCGGCGGTCTTCCCGCAGGACCCGATTCCGGCTGGGGTGGTGGCATCCCGGCAGGCGGCATCCCGCACCCAGGCGGCGGTCCGATCAATCCGGATCACCCGGAGAACAGTCTGCCGCCGGGCGGAACGCCGGTGCCTCCCGAAATCAGCAACGGCCTGCCGCCGCCTGCGGGCGATCTCGGAAATCAAGTGGTCGTCGCGATCTACGTGCCGGGCAAGGGGTGGACCGGCAAATCATTCCCGGCACCGCAGCCGAAGTGACGCCTGCGCTGGGGCACGCAGGAGCGCGATAGGCAGGGGCCGAGCAGCAGCCGCGCTGATGATCCAGGCGGCTGCTGCAATCGGCGTAGGCCCCTTTGCCTACGCTTCCCCCGCATCGAGCACGGCGACAGCGCGCTTCAGATCGCCGATGGTGAACTCCGCGCTTCGCGTCTGCCTGTCCATCAGGCCCCACTCTTCGCCGCACAACAGCTTCAGATCATCGTGGGCGGCGTTCGTGCCCAACCACTTGCGCCCCTCAAGAGCGAACGGGCGCAGTGCGTCACGCAAGCGGGTTATCTCGGCGTTGCGACGCTGCTCGATGCGGTCGAGCGCTGCGCAAGCGAGGCATTCCTCGTCGAGCGGCTTGCCGTGCGCGCATTTCATCATCGCATCTTCCCCGGCTTCGGTGGCGGCAGCGGAATAATCGGCGGCGGCGGCGGGCGCGGCAACGGGATCACAGGAGGCAGCGGGGGACGAGCGCTCACGTCAGCCGTTGCTGGATGCGCTTTCCGTGCGACTCCGCTTCGCTATACAGCAGCGCGAACAGCGTGCGGTCGGCAACGAGAGCGCGCAGCGTCGACTGAGCGCCCGCATAGAATGTCGTCTCCAATATCGTCCACTCGATGTCGGAGAAGGGACGCGGCAACTGCGCCAGCACCATTTCGCGATACGCTGTCCACATCGCCAGCAGCGTCTTGCGCTCGTCTTTCATGGTCTTCCCCTACGCTCACGCACTTCAGGTGTCGTAGCCATGCGCGCGACTTCCTCGATTGAAAGCGGCTTGCGCCACTGACGGGTGGTCAACATCTGCGCAGCTTCCTCGCCTTCCGGTGCGACCAGGGGCTCGTTCGTGCCGCACATGCCCATGATGCGGTCCCTGACCGATTCGATTTTGCGCATCGTCATCCGGCTCCAACGGAGCACAGGCACCGGCCTCCCCCGCTCTTGGTGGCACAACGAGACGTGCCAGAGAGGGCGTCCGCCAGCGTAGACGGCTCATTCCATTCCGATGTTGACAGTGAGGCAGGCCGATATCCGTTCCGGTTCGGCCCACCAATAATGCCCGCGCACGATCTGCTTCATCGGGTCGAACACCGGATGCGCCAGCGCGAACTCGATCTGGCTTCTCATGGCCGCGCGCTCCTGCCGATGTTGCCCAGATCGCGGCCAGGGCGAGCGCTGTCCTTCAGCGCCGTTGCGATGCGCCGCAGCGTCTCGACGCCTGACTTGGTGATGATCAGCATCTTGCGGCGGCTGTCCTCGTGGTGCTCGCGTCGCTTCAGGTAGCCAGCGTCCACCAGCCCATCGGCGCAGCGCGTCAGACCTCCGGGTGATATCGGCAGCGCTTCAATCAGGTCGGTGATGTTGGCGCGCCCGCGATAGTGCGCAGCGACAGCCGCGAGCAGCCGCAACTGGAAGATGGTCATCTTCCCGGCTGATGTCTGCGCGATCAGCGCGGCGGGCGCAGTGTGCTCGCGCTTCATTCCACGTCCCCCGATGCGGGTGGCGACTTAGCAGCGCGCTTGCGCAGTTCTGCTTGCCCCGCATCGAACGCTCGGTAGGCCCGGTCATAGAGGGGCGTGTTCGTCTCGCGCAGCCGCTTCATCGCCGCCTGCACTGCACCACTCTTCGCGTAGGATTCGAATTCCACGAGCGGCGCATCACCCGGCTCCATGTTCAGATACGCCTGCACGTTCTTTTCGAAGCCTTCCACCTGCTTCTCATCGGCGCTGATCGGCGGCGCGTCATTCCCCTGCACGTCGCTCGGCGGCGCAGTCTTCGCTTTCGGCTTGACCAGATCGGACATCCACGCGGGGACGGCGCTGAGCCCGGCTTTCGCGAGATGCTGACTGATCGCATTGATCGCCAGCAGCCGCTGCGCCGGGGGTGCCGAGACGAGTGTCGCCTGCTGCGCTTCAGCCCACCTGACTGCCGCTTCGATGCCGGGCGGGATCGTCGCCAGTGCAGCTTTGACGTCAGCCACGTAGGACGCCCAGGAACGACCGCTGGAGCCGCCAGCGGGCACGGCTGCTGGTGCATAGCGCTCGTCTGGCTGACCGCTGCCCACCGGCTCCCCTGCCGCGCCCTGCGGCTCGTCCTGCACGTCATCAGGACGTATCTCAGCGATGATCGGACGGGTGCGCGGAAACATCTTGTCCAGCGCGTCGAGCGCGTCGGCGTTGAAATCGAGCAGCGCTTCCGTGCGGCTCTTGTCGGGCATCCGCCGCCAGTGCGCGAGCAGCGCGCGGGCGAACTGCTCGGGATCTGTGATCACGTCAGACGCTATCTCGCCGAACTCGTCGACGATGCCCGCTTCGAACGTCAGCACTTCGACGTCTTGGACTTTCGGCGGCGGCTGGCGCGGCTCGCGCGGCTGACGCTCACGCTGCGACGGGCGCTGGGTCTGCAAGCTGCCCGCAACGGTGGGGTCGCCCGCGTCCTCCCGATCAGGCTCGCCCTCGGGGATGTCCCCGTCGAGCGGTGACGCGCTGCCGTCGATCACCGGCCCCCAGTCGAGCGCGCCGCTGTCCTGTGCGTCTTCCAGCGCTGCCGCCGCACGCAGTTCGGGGCACTTCGGAAGCCACTTCATGCCCCGGCGCAGAGCGCTTTTCTTGCCCATCTCTTCGAAGTCACGAATCCATGGGGCGTCGGTGTAGGTGGACGGGATGCGCTTGTTCTCGGCTTTCGCCTCGTCGTGCGCGAGCATCGCCGTGCGGTAGGACTGGCTGCGGCTGCGGATCGTCAGCACTTCGTTCCACGTCATGACTTCGAACTGATCGGCGTGCTCCAGCTTGAACCACGCGTAAGCGTAGAGCGGGTCGTGCTCGGGCTTGAAACCGGGCGGCTTGCCGCGATGCCGCAAGTGCTGGTTAGTGCCGTATTCGTAATCGAATTCCTCCGCGCGCGCGTCATAGACGACGTCAGCGTGCAGCGCTTTGACGACACCGGATCGGTGCGCCAGTTCGATGTAGCCCGGGTATCCGATGATCACTTGAATCTCGACACTCTCCTTGTCCCGCTTGCGCGTGAGTGGGTTCCAACTCTTCTTCTTGAACGGAATGATGTGCGCCAGATTCAAGTGCGTGTTCGGCTGCAATCCGAGGAACGCGAGTGACTGAAACGCGCCGAGCGCTTGCCGGAAGTCGGCTTTGTAGATCAGCGGTTGACGCGCTGCCGCTTGAATCCATGTGCGCAGCATCGCAGCGGGGTCGATGAATTTCGGCGCTGCTGCTGCGATCAGCGACTTCAGTTCTTCGGTCTGGAAAGCTTCAGCGAGGCTCTTGCAATCCTTCAGGCGGGCGACGCTGGTGCGGGTCGGCGGCGGCGGCTTCACGTCGTTGACGGTGTCGTTCATGGTGTGCTCCTGTTTGGAAGTAAGCCTTGCTCGCGCACGTAGCGGAGGGCGGCGGCACATATATTACTAGTTAAAGCACCGCGTTTGATTGCCCCAATCTCGCGGAGAAACTTCGCTGCTGCTGCCTTCACCGCATACAACTCATTCTGATGCTCGTTGTATTCTTCTCGCTCGGAGACAGTCCAAGCGGCTCTGATGAGACGGTCGCGCTGCCGCTGGGTATCGCGCTCACGTGCCATCTTCTCAGGGTTCGCGGCTCGCCAGCGGCGTTTGTATTCAATGGACTTGTCGCGACGTTCTTCGGGCGTGACTGCGCGGGCCGCGTCCCACCTACAGGGAATAGAACAGTATTTTGCGGTATCGGCGCGATTGTTCTTGACCTGAAAGGGTGTTCTGCATTGCACGCACATCAACGTTCGCCGAGTTCGCCGACCTCTGTGCGCGCACTCATAAGAGCAGAACTTGCTTCGCACCTTCGACGCTTTGCGCGCAAACGCCGCCCCGCATTGAGCGCAGGCGAATTGGAGCCGTTCTTTCCGAGGTTCAATCCCGCACGCCCGCGAGCAAAAGCGTTGCTTCGCAGGAGCTTTGAAAGCGACTCCGCACTGTTCGCAGGCGCGCTGCGTTTGTTCGGTTGCAGTCGAATAACATGCCCGCGAGCAAAAATTCCGGTCGTTGACCTCGGATGGTGAGCGATTGAAAGCCTTTCCGCACTGCGCGCAAGTCAACTGAATCACGGCAGGCTCACTTTGTGCTGGCGGGCGAGGGCTTGCAGCGTCACTTCGGTGAAGTGATTGCGCACCCGCTCGCGCGGCGTCAGCCGTTCGGCCAGGACGCCCAAAAAGCCGCCGTAGCTGTCAGCATGTTGGCGGCACTGAGCGCCGGTTAAATCCCCTAACGCTCGCCCGTTCATCATCTGGTATTCAAGCAACCTGACGCTGACAATAGCCTCGATGCGATCATCGTCTATTGCTCTGAACTTCTCGACTATAGCCCTGGTGCGGGCAGCGGATTCAGCGCGTTTCTTAACGGCGGCGTCGCGCTGCGCAGGCGTCGGTTTCGGCCTCGGGTGGGGCAGCAACTCGCGCAACGGCGCGATCACCAGCCGCGCGTATCCATCCGGGTCGTCATCGCGCGCGGGCAGCGTGCGAAGGTATCTGTCGATCCCCAAGCGCGCGAGCGCGTCGCGCCAGTGCTCTGGTTCACGACGACGAGGCTGCGGTTGAACGTGTGCACTCACTGGACAGTTTCCTTTCTTGCATTGCGAGCGTGATAATTGACGCGCGCTCGCTCGCGTCGGCACTCTTGGCAAAATGGTCGCTGCGTGCGGGGATCAGTGCCGGTGACGAGATGTCCGTTCGGACAACGGTCCGGGCGCTTGCGCTTGTTAGTCAACCCCTCAATCGTTGCGACTGAAACGCCGAAGCGCGCGGCGAGTGCTTTGCAGACGCCGTATTTGGAAGGGGCCGAACTGTGAAGGCGGCGGATGTCAGCAACCTCACTGTCGCTCAGTATGGCGCGTTGATGTCGGTCACCCCGCCTGCGCGTGCCGTGCCGCAGTTCGTCCTGCTTATTCCGGACGCGGGTCGCCCAATAGACATTCGATGCGCGGCAGTCGGGCCGCACACCGTTGTCATGCCGAACCTCATGTTGCGGTGTCGGAGGCGGCCCACGGAACGTCAGGCAGATCACGCGGTGCACAAGCTGGCAGAGCCACCGCCCAGTGTCGTCGCGCATCGACAGTTCTAAATATCCGTCGCTCCGCTCCGTCAGCGTGCATGCGGTTTTTGTGGCCGTCTCCCGAATGATGCCGGAAGGATGCGCTTCATAGCGGCGATGACCCGGAACCGGTATCCATGACCGCTTCATACTGACTTCACCTCATAGATAGTTATCCCAGGAATAACCGCTTTCGGCACCCCCTTGGCATCCTTCCCGGCCAGCGTTATCAGCGCGACTACCTTGGCCGACGAGACGTCCATCAGATCGCGGGGGATAAGGTTGTGATCGACCTCCCGCCACTTCCAGCGCCGGGTGAGGCTGGCGACGGCTCCGAACTCGCCGCGCACGCGTGAATGCTCTGCCGGTGCGGCGGCGGCGTGCTGCTCAGCGCGAGCGGCCGTCTGCTCGGCTTCTACAGCTTCGTCGAGCCGGTCCTGCGCGCTGTCGATTTCAAGCAGCAGTGCTTTGGCCGCTTCTTCGGCTGCGCGATCTGCTTCCGCGCGTGCGGCTGCTGCTGCTTCTTCAGCAATGCGTCGTCGTTCTTCCTCGACCTTCAGACCGAAGTCAGTCATGCGCGCGATCAGCTTTGCCATCGGCGCTTCCAAGGGGTCGATGGCGCGCTTGAACCACGCATCGAGCGCTTTGCCAGCGGCGAGATACGGTGCTTTGGCCTCGACGCGCTTGTTCTCGGCGCTCACAGACAGCGCTTGAAACATGCGCCGGTTCTCGGCTGCACGCCCCTGCGCGGACGCGTCGACGATAGTAGGATTGACGCTCAGAAAAGCATTGATCCCAGCAAGCAGTTCGTCGCGGCGGCGGATGAGTTCGGGGAATTCGTAATCAAGCCGCGCGACGATCTGTTCGGGGGTCAGAGGCGTTAACGGGGGCGGCTCGTTCGATCGGTCGCTCAATGCAGCATCCTTCACGATGTGATCGGCTTCAGCAGTCCGGGGCGGATCGGCAGCATCGCGTTCGCTGCCGGGTGCGAGGGGTCGTGCTTCTTCGCCCACTCGCGCGTGGCGTTCAGAAAGCGGAATTCGGCCTCGTCGATCATCGTGCCGCTGTGCCAGATGCGATCGACACCGGCCTGCACCGGATCATGCGACGGCACGCCGGGTGACCCGTCGATGATCGCCTGCCAACTCCGGTCGAGGTGATGGATGATCTGACACGGAGCCGACCAGCCGCGCGGCACGAGACGCATGCGAAACCAGCCGGGCTCAGGAGGCCAGACGGCGCGGGACGGCTCGCCGTCGCGTCTCATCGCGCTTGCCTGAAGGCGGGGATATGCGCTTGTCTCGTCTTAGCCATCGGACCATGCACCTTGAAGTCTGATCGGTCAGGGACGGCGGGGCGTTCTGAAGGCGCTCCGTCGTTCCGCTTTAAACAGAACGCAAGCCGCGATCCTTTGCAAGCGGCAATCTTTGCCGGTGCTGTTACGGCAGAACTATCCGCGTTCGGAAAATCGGTGGTTGACCGCGCAGAAGCGGCAGGACCATGCTCGCGGTTTCGCGACCGTCAACCGGAGGAAATCCATGCCCCGCCAAGCAGCCGAAAAGCGTGATCCGTCGAGCGTTTCCAACGAAGAGCGGCTTGCCGCCATGCGGGAAGCGACCGCCGCGAAGCGCGTCGTCGACGAGGCGCAGGGGGCTTACCGGGCGTTGCTGAAGCGCTTCAAGGCCGAGGGGCTGGACACCAAGGCGATCATCGACACCAACGCCGCCAGCCGCCAGGATCCGGCGATCGTCGCTGCGCACGAGGTGGAGCGCCTGCGCATGATGGCGCTGCGCTCGATCGTCACGCTCGACGACGTCCTCTCCGCTGCCGACCACCTGAACGTGAGTGCGAAAGCGCGCGCGGAAGACAATGTCGCCGGGGCCGAGGAATCCGGCTACGCCGCAGGCAAGCACGGGGTGCCCGCTGAAGATTGCCCGTATCCGTCCGGCTCGGAGTTCGCTGCGATCTGGTCGAAGTGGCACGCGAACGGCCAGCGCGCGGCTGGCGTCGAACTGAAAGCTGGTGGCGGCGGCGTGCAAGCCGATGCGTCGCGCAAGCGCCCGGTGCGCAAGGGGGCAGCAAAGCTGTCCCTCGTGGGAGGAAAAGGCGGCAAGGGTGGCAAAGGCGGCGGCAAGAAAGGCCGGGCCGGTTACCTGACGTCGGCTGAAATCGAAGACATCGCCGACGAGCAGCGTCCGAACTGATCCCATGCCGCCCGCGCTCACACAGGGCGGCGTGCTGACGCTCGACCTCGGAGGCGTCGTCGGGTGGGCCTATGCCCCGCTCGACGCCGTCAGCCCCTACGCCGACACGATCACGCTGCCGAAAGTCGGTGGCGAGGGGATGCGCTATGCCAGCTTCGAGAACGAACTCGCGGCGCTGATCGAGCGACTTGCGCCGTCAGCGATGGTGCTGGAAGCGCCGCTCAGGTTCGCCGCGCAGAACAACGAGCGGGCATGCCGCCAGCAATACACGCTGCGCGGCTTCGCCTACTCCGAGGGGCATCGCGCGAGCGTGCCGGTGTCCGAGCAAGACGTCGACACGATCCGGCTGGAGGTCTTCGGTATCTGCCGCTTCAGCGGGCGTGATCCGAAAGCGGAAGTCGTGCGCATGCTGCGGGCGCGTCGGATTCTCGTCACCAACCACAACGCTGCGGACGCGGTCGCGATCTGGCTCTGGCACAAGCAGCGCATGCGGGGCATCTCGCCGGTAGCAGGCGCGCTGTGGCGCTCGGCCCTTGAGCGTGAAGCGTTGCAGCAATGAACGCCCGCGCCCCGCCCGCCTGACGGCCTTCCGTCTGCCGCCGCTGTCACCGCTGTCACCGTTGTCACTGTCGACTTCAGCACTGGATCCAACGATGCCGAAGAGCACGCAGCAGCCCCGATTCGAAGCGCTGGACAGGGCCGGTCGGAGGGGCAAACATGCGTCGGGGCCGGCGTTGATGCGCCGACCCCGTTTAACCGCTGCGGTCCGTGTGAGGAAAACCGCTGACGATCTTCCCTCGCACGGTCCATGCAGCAATGCAAGGGGCCGTTTGATGAACAAATCGAAAAAAGTAAACCGATCGGTCTACTCCCCGCGTGCAGGGGGGTCGCGATGAAGCCGGTCCCCGTCGTCGCTCGCGCTGCGCGGATGATCTTCAAGCGCGACGACGTCACGCCAGCGCAGCAGGCCGCGTTCGTCTACCTCGCCACGTGCTGCAAGACGCTCGACGAGGAGCCGAATTGCTTCCCGTCGGTCGCAGCGCTCGCTGCGGCGCTGAACGTCGTCGAGCGATCAGCGCGCAGGATTCTCCGTGAAATCGAGGGGCGTGGGCTGGTGCGAACCGAGCACGGCGCAGGCGGCGATGCGCGCGGCGGAAAGACGTCGCGATACTACCTGATCGGGCTAACCCCCGGACACCTGAGTCCGGGGGTAGACGATGACGGAAACGAGCAGATTTTGTCCGGGGGACACCAGAGTCCGGGGGTTAACGGCGATTCTGGCCTAAAACCGCCGTTTTCGCGCATCGAAGCTTCACATCACCCCCGGACACCTGAGTCCCCCGGACACCTGAGTCCCCCGGACAAAAAGTGTCACAACCCCCGGACACCCATGTCCCCCGTAACTATTGAAGGAACTATTGAAAAAGAAAGAAAGA